TTATTCCTCAACTGTTCTCTTTTCCAGTTTGGAAATCACGGTGTCGCCGGCCAGATAATGAGCCCGAATGATGCGCTCCGCTTCCGTTTCTGAGTGGCCGGACGCCTCCGCGATTTCCTTGAATGAAGCACCGCTTCGATAGGCGAGGGTGCAGAACGTGCCGCGCAGATCATGGAACGTTTTTCCGCTGATTTTCGCCTTCGCCACCATTTTGCGCCATGCGCCCTTGAACCCGGTTTTCCATGGCTTGCCTGATGCCGTAGTGAGTATCGTGGTGGCGGGAACCTCCCGCTTTTCATTCTCGGTTTTTGCAGCATCAAGAACGGCCTTCAGTTCCTTCGCGATCTTAATTCTGACGTTTCGCCGGGTCTTTGATTGCCGCAGTCGGATATGCTGCCCGTCATATGCGCTCCATGAGAGCCGCAACAAGTCTCCCTGCCGCTGCCCGGTCCAAAGCGCCAGCATCAGCGCGCGAACCATATATTCGGGCGCGATGGTCTTGAACGTGGCGATTTCCTTATCCGTCCAGATTTCCTCTCGTCGCGTTCCCTCGGCAAGCTCCTCGACGCGCTCAACAGGGTTGCGCGTGATCCATTCCCTATCCAGGGCAAATGAGAGCATCCGCCGCAGGACCGCCATTATCAGGTCGGCCCGGCGAGGGGTCGCGGCATATCGGTCGCGGAAGGTGACAAATTCTGATCGCATCCCAACATCCCCCACGATTGACAGCGGGAGATCGTGGAACTCGGCTTCAATTTCTATCATGTGGCGCTCGTAGTCAGAGCGCGAACGATCAGCGAGGCCGAGAAATGCTTGTGATTTCCGATATTCGCGAATGAGCCATCGAATTGTACGAATGTCGCTCGTTTTTGTGTCTTCTCTATCTCGCGTCAGACGGATGAATTCTTCGGTGAATCGGCGCGTATCTGGCTCTGCGTCGATCTTTGGACCGCCCCTCCATGCGTAATAGTGGATTCGAACGGTCCCATCGCTGAGCTTTCGTTTTACCTTATGAATGCCCACGAGCTTTGTCCGCATTGCGATGCCTCTTCCACTGCTCAAGTGCAGAAGGGGCGGCGTCAGGGATGGCGTCAAGCCGTGGCACCCTGTGATTATCGGGGAAAACGAGGATAGAACCATCCGGTTCAAGCTTAACGGAAACGCCATGCTCGCGAGCGATCAATGCGGCGTTCGCCAATTCAGCCTTGGTGAACCGGAGGGGCTTGGTCATTCGTTGCCGCCCTTCTCTTGGCGCAGGGCTTCGCGACCGGCTTCGAGTCGATCCATGCGCGCGATCAGCTTGTCTATTTTGCCTTCTAATCGTTCGGCTGTTGTTTGCGCGCCGCCCTTGCAGTGACATTCAGCATTATCGCCGTATACGGCTCGGCTCCAGCATCCGGGGACGAGATAGCGGCCACCCGGGACTTCACGGTCTATAATCCATCGGCATCGACTCACTCCCCACCTTCCTTTCCTGCTTGGCGGGGTGCTGGAGGCAACGGCATCCAGTGGGTGGGCTGGATTGCGAAGGTCAAAAACCATCCATCAACCGTCCTCGGAAAATCAGGATCGGCTTGCGCCCACTGCGCTACGGCATAGTAATGTTCGCCAGAGCTAAAGGAGCCCTTGGCATAGGCAAGGATTTGAGTCCCATCCCTCGGAGCCGTCTCTATCGGTTGCCGGTCCATATCACTCGCCCTTTCCGGCGCGGGAACTGTCAGTTACAGCGCCGCGATATACAGCCCACTTGTCCCAATGAATTGAGCTTTCGCGACCGGTCTCTTTTTCCATCCAGAAAAAATGGGAGCCATCAGCATTGAGCAGTAGGTGATAGCCGTCCGGCATCTTCTGAATGCCAAGCGTATGGTCCATCACCTCGCAACCATTCTCTAGGTAATAGTCGAAATCATCGGGGTGCGGCATATCACTAGCCCTCCTTTGCAAGCGGCGATGCGGCGAGCATGGCGCGCCATAGTGTTGACTGTTTACGTTCTGGATCATCCAGAAATGCGTTAATGCCGCCAGTCAACATGTCTAGCGTCGGCTCCTCCACCGCTGCGTAGACTTCGGAGATGGCGGCTTCGGCTGTCTTTTGCGACACTCTCTGTCTAATCGCCATTGACGGATCGGACCATGCGTACGGATCAATCCGCCGTGCCACGCGCTCTACCAACTCCTGATGTGTCTTAGGCGTCATGGCTGGCTCCGTGGCCTTTGAGGGTAGCGATAAGGAGGGCGATTGGGACGCTGGGTGCGTTGTTGACTGAGACTTCAACGCCGGTTTCATCGCACTCGATTTCGGCGTGATGAAGTTTGCCGCCTATCATTGTCCCGATGTTGACGAATGCCCCCGGCAGCAGTCGTTCCGCTAGCGCTATGGCCGCGTCGATGGATTCCGTTAACCGATATGAGTCGAGGTCGTACTTCTCATGAAGGTGTGCCTCTCCGTCGCTGATAAACGTGCGGACGATGGCCAGATCTATATCCTTATCCGGCCCCGTCGCCGCTTCCAGCTTTGCAATTAGGTCAGCGTATTTCATGATTTCTCGCTCTCCTTCTGCGCGAGGGCGGCGTCCACGCCGTCAGCGAAGAGATATTCGGATAGATCATCGAGCGCGGATTTCGTCTGCTCGTTTTGGATGGCGGGAACGCCGACATCCTCCCATAGTATTCGAGAGCAGATGCTGTGGAGCCGGGTGAAGCGAGCCGCTATTGCTGGATATTGCGCTTCCCGCAACTCCGCCGCTCTGGCTTCGGCTGTCTCGGCGCGACCTTCCCATTTGACAATCTCGCTGGCGCTGTTTTGCAACACGCCGATCTGCTTCAAGATTTCCAAGCCTTGGCGCTTCACGGTCTCGTTTGCTATCGCGAGTTGAGCCTCCAGCGCCGCTATCCGCTCGGCGGCTTCGGGGCCGTAAAGGGGGATGTCGACTGTCCCACTCGGCACACCAAAAATAAAGCTTGATACGTGATCCTTACCTTTGAGATGATCAAGGGTGGCCTTTGTCGTATATGCCACCGGCACCAAGTCGGCGGGGGCTTTGTCCGCCGGGGTGGCGGGGGAGATTGCCGCATTGTGCCATTGCACTATCGCATCAGCTATTTCTTGACTGGCGCAATCGGCAACCCATATCGTGCCTGCGGGATCGGCCCATATTTCGTCGTCATTGATGGTGTGCCATTTAAGCGCCTGCATCGTCGCCTCCCTCTGCCAGTGCTGCGCGGGCGGACCCATAATTCCAGTCCACAGCACGGGTGTCCGGTGTAGCAAATGCAACTCTATCGGATGAAAACACCTTCATCAGCAGCTGTGACCTATGCACTTGCATATTCCAATCGCGCGCGTTCAGGTCGCTGTCCTCCCCGTAGACGACACGAATTTTGACAAGATCGCCGGGGCGCATATAAATGGTTTTCGTCGTCATCTGTCGTTCCTCAATCCTCAACGGGCCGGAATGAGGAAGGCGCCGGGGCACCCCCACCAAGACCGGGGGTGAATGCGCCTGAAATCCCCGGCGGCGCGGCGGTCGGCCGCAATCCGCGGCCTGCAATTTCGTCGTAGAGCTTTTTGAGTGGATCGCTGACGTCGTGCTCCACCTTGTCGCGGAAGGCATTGACGGTGATGTGCTTGCCGATCAACTCGATGATGCGGGTTTTGTTCTCCCACTTCACTTCCTTGACGTAGCCGACCAGTTCGCGTTCGTCGTCGACGGTCTGGAACTCTTCGCGGGTTTTGATCGAGACGACGCCGAGCCTGGTGAAGAACGCCGGCCATTCATGGATAGGTTTGAGCGTGTCGTTTTCGTTGTAGATCTGGCGAATGTCGGCGTCGCGATATTCGAGCAGATCTCGGAGCACCATGTCGGAGTCGGCCTCGACGCGCTTGATCCTCTCGGCCTTCAGCTGCTCGATGAGCGCGGCCACCTGCGGATCCTTGAGCAGCTCGGCCGCCTCGACCGAGGCTCGCTTCTCCGAAAACCCCGCGCGGATGGCCGCCTTCGTCCCGTTCAGGTCGATCAGGTATTCATGCGCGAAGAGGCGTCGTCTTGCCGTCAGATTGCCCATCGGAGTTTCCTACCTTTCGCTACCTTCTGCGCCGCTTGCGGTTACCGTCCCGATTCCATCGCAGTCCGGGCAATCCGCGACAGCTTCATCGCCGACGTCGCCGTCGTTCGGATGCATGTAACGGTCCCAATCGGTGATGATCTCCCCGTTGCCCTGGCACGTTTTGCAGGTGTCACGCATCGTTGCCCCCCTCTGCCATTGCCGCGCGGGGTGCGTCGATACACAATCCATGATCCAGACAGGGCCAGCCACCTGCACCTATGGCAATCCCATGAACGCCGATCATGCCGCCCTTCACATGGGTAAATTCGACGGTGTAGTAGCGTTCGAGACGCGGAAGGTCGCCATCCATTGTGTAGACGTGGCATTGCCATTTACCGCTGCCGATCTCGAACCCGGCTTCAGTGAGGCGGCTGTGTCCAAATCGATGCAGTCGCTCCAGCAAGCCGGACGAGATCGTCTCGTCGGTATCGTGAAGAGTATAAGGCAGTTTGCGCCCGACCATATCGAAGCGTGCTGGTCCGCGTTTCAGGACTTCGCTCTGCATCACGTCTGCCCCCCGATGCTTTCTAGCAGGGCACGAGCGGCGCGAAATCTGTTCGCATCTTTTGCGTATACCTGTTTGATATGCGCTGGGTGCTCGCCACTTTGTATCTCTTGATCGCAGACGGCTGCTCGATAATCTAACCACTCAATTAGGTCGATCTCCGGCACTTGCGGCGCGGGGTCGATACGACCTTCCGATGAAGCAGCGGCGGCCAGTCGGTCGAGACGCTCGATTTCAGCGAGGATCAGAGCGCCAGCTTTAACCAAGCTGCGGCGGTAATTTGATGGTTTCCACCATTTAAGAGGCCACGGCCACCTGTCTACATGGCCTGTTGCGTAACAAGCCGCCGCCTTCGCTAGATCTCGATGGACATAGGCGTCATCGTGTTCCGGCGTCCAGCCTTCAACATCGATCTGCCGGCGGCGCTCTGCTGAGATATCGTCGAGGGCTTTACTGCACACCTCGTCGCGGTCGATCTCCGGTACTTGCGGAGAGACATTCGCAACAATCTCCGCGCCAGACTTCCCAGATGACTCGGCGATTAGCCGAATTTCAGCGATCCCAACGTGTTTCGAAAACTCCGCAGCATACGGTTTTACCGTTTCAAGCTCATCGATATCCGCTGCCCCAAGCTCTAAATTCCCATGATTGTCATGGTAGACGTTTGCGTACCCTAATAGCTCGGTGTTGTTTTGTACTTGCGGCGCGGGGGCTTGGGGTGTGGCAAGGGCGGCGGCTATGCCTGCCTGCCAATAATGCCAGCCAGCATTGATAACCTCGTCCTGATATCCGTCGCCACAGCGCACAAGCCCCTCGACGCGGATTTCTATTTCCAAAAGGCCGCTTTCTTTCAGCCTCTCGATGACAGCCGTTTCATAAGCCGCGCGGCTATTTTCGATGGTGTCAGTCATTGGTGCGGCCCTCCGCTTTGGCTATGATTTTCAGGTGTCGGAAGCACATTTCGCAGTCGTCGCAGAAGCAGGCAGACGTTTGCTCCTTGAGGGCACCTAGCAACTCCTTCACGCGCTCGGCCAGCCTGTCCCGCTCGGCTTGGAGGGAGCGGAGCGCGGTGGCGCAAGAAGCGGCGTAATTCGGATCAACCCAAGCCCTGACGGTATCGGGGGCAACATACTGACCGCTTCTCGCGATCCTCTCCAGCCATTCGAGCAAATCCGCCACTTCTGGCGCTGTAGGGGTGGGGGTCATGACGACTCCTTGTCGTAGGTGAGGATGGCGGAGGCGATGCGTGCCGCAACGTTAGCTCTGTCCTTCGCAATGATCGGGCTTGTCTCAATTGGTAGGCTCAAGGACGAGGCGCGCAAACGATGATCCGCTGCGTTCTTCGCTATATCCGCCGCGCGCTGGTCGCGAGCCATGAGGGCGTCTGCAATGCGCCAAGCAAGGGTATCAAATTGACGCGTGTATTGATTCACGTGAAAACGCGCTATTTCCTGAGCCAGATGCATAATCTCGTGTGGGATTTCGGTCGTGGTCATGGCTTCTGCCTCGCGTTCCGGATGATAATTTCGGCCATGGTGTTGTCGCCCTTGACACCATAGATCGCCAAAGCAACTTGAAGCGGGTCGATGCCGACGCTTTGCCAATAGGCGCGCTCGTCCATGGAGTGCTGTTTGTCGTGTTCGGCGCGGCACAAGGGCACCGCCCAACGGTCATCGGCCTTTTCCGATTTCCCGCGTTCCCGCTTGCCGTATCGCGGGTCGGCGTAGGAGACGTGGGCCGGATCGACGGGACGCACGCCGGTGACGACGCATGGCAGTTCATGCAGCCATTTCAGATAGTCGGCGTCTTTCTTGGCCGGGCGCTTCCGGTCGGTTGGCGACAGGCTGAAGGCGGTTGAGGGTCGGTTGACGGCAAATCCCATCAATTCGCTCCTTTCGGTGCAGGCAAAAGCGGCTGCATGTTTCCTGTCTCGTAGGCGGAAGCAATTCGCGGCTTTACATGCTCGGCAACGGTCATCCCGTCGGGCATTTGGATATGGGCGAGGAACGCATCTTCGAATGTCTCTATCCCGGCCTCGACGCTTTCAAGCTTGGCCTTTACGCAGAGATAGAATGCCCTCCAGCGTGCTCGGCATGCTTGCTCCCATGCGCGTTCCGCTTGTTGGTCGCTGCGCGCCCATCGCCCTGTAGGTGTCTCTGTGAACTCATTGGCGGTGCGGTCAGGTAGAGGTAGTTTCAACATCACGCGTCTGCCGCGCATCTCGAACGCAATCATCGCAGCAGTTCCGCTCTCGAAGGAAGCAAAGCTCGTCGCACCGTATTTGCGGATAACGGCTTTGATTTCACCTTCCGTCTTAGACACCGGCGCGGATGTTTCCTTGGCATACGCCATCAAACTACCTCCGCCGGAAATTCATCCGTCAACACAACGTCGAGATGCGCGGCAAGCACGTCGCCCAAAATCTCATTCGTCGTCAGGTCGCGGTTAAGGCGCTCCAGCACCGTCCGCCCACGTGAGCGCGGCGGCATCGATTTGATATGACTAGTGATGTCTGTGCGGGTGAGGGCGATCATTCGAATTTCTCCTCTCCGATAAACGTCAGAAGATGCTGGGCTGCGGCGCGGATTTCAGGCGCGAACTCCATGGCGCTGGGGATGCCGACGAGTTCGTGTTCGCCGATTGTCAGGATGCCACGCCCGAGGACGTAAACGGTCACGTGCCATGGGCGGAGGGTTGGTGCTTCCTGGATCGCGCTCATGCGTCTTCACCGATGGAAAAGAGGATGCCTTCCGGGTCTTCGCAGTTTTCCCATTTGAAGAAATCGCTGTGCCAAACCTGCTTTTGCCAGCGTCCAGGCTTCTTCATCTGGCGAGCGCCGTCCGGCTTGTATGCCTTCCAGCGGTAGGCGGTGTGAACCTCTTTGACGGTGACGAAGGTTGATCCATCTTTCGGGTAATTGGTCACTCCGCGCCCTCCACATCCTTCACGTCGATCCCGGCAATCCCGCACGCATATTCAACCGCGTCACCGCGTTCCATCGTGCCTTCACAGGCCGAGATAAACTGCTTGACGATGGTCTTTGCCTTGGCGGCCGCCAACTCGCTTAGCGGCCTTCCCTCGGCTTTGACGCCTTGCGCGGTGGCGATCACCACTTGCGGGTCAGGCCCGACCGATGCGTTTAGCCGCTTGATCAGATAGGCGAGGGACTTCCGGTCATCATCGGAAAGAGTTGCAGAGGATGGCGCGGCGCTACTGGTTACCTCGCCGGGGTTGTCGCCATCCTCTGCCGTCGCGGGGAGGTCAGTCGCCGTGGGTTGATCGTCGCCAGTTGAGGCGCTGGTGAGCGATGCGATCTGATTGCGCACATGGTCAGGGTCAAACCCTTCGCCTCTCTCTGTGGTCTCTGAAATCGATTTGGCGTGCGCGAGACGTTGGCCGGGATCACCGGCACCGACATCCATAAGATCGGACTTCATCTGGTCGGCGGCTTGCGCGACTGATTTCAGTGTATCCTTGATGCGCTCTAGTCTGGCTTTGCCGGGTTTATCTAGCGCGCTCCACCACTCGGAAAGCGCCCTGACGCCGTCATTCGCGGCTTTCATTCCTTCGCGCTTGGCTGCCTCGAAAGCCTCGTCAATCTCCTTGCCGATGTCGCTCCAAGTGCGAACAACTTCACCAACCTGGGGCGTGACGCGCTTGCCGTCTGGGAATGCATGAAGCATATCACCGGGGCATTTCAGAATGGTGGGGATGTGCGTGCCTTCGGCCAGCATCATGGAGATGGTCATCTCGTAGATGAAGCTTTTCTCCTGAACCGCGACAAAACCCTCATTGACGATCTCGGTCTTGCCGTTCGCTCCCTTGGCCTGAACAACCTTTTCCTTCACGCGGCAGCAGAAAATCAGATGGGCTCGGGTCTGCAAAAGCTCGTTCATCAGCTTCTTGTGACCACCCTTCGGCTTTGCCCAGCAATGCAGCCCGGCGCGTTTGGTGGCTTGTTCGATAGCCTCGGCTTGCTCAAGAACGCCGCCGGTGCCTTCCCATTCGTGGGAAATGCTGTCGATGATGATTGCAGGATACCCGGCTTTCTCGAATTCCTTGATCGCCTCGATATATCGGCTCGACGTGAATGGCGGGTCAAGGTCGATCACGTCAAAGCCGCCTGCCACATCCGCATAGAAGCGGGAGCGCTTGTTCTCGGTATCAATGAAGCCGATCTTTCCGTCCGGTCCAACCAAACCGCGCGCATAAAGGAGGGCGCTGTAGGTCTTGCCAGATCCAGATGGGCCGGCAATCGATGTCAACGTGAATGTCTTTTCACGCACTGCTCGTTCAATCCGCATGATTATGCAGCCTCCGCCGGGATCGAGGGTTCGTTCTCGATCTGCTTTTCAAAGAAATCGGATGGGGAAGCGGTGTACCCGCTGGAATAATAGGTGGGCCAAAAGCCCTTGCTCATGCAATCGGCGAAGATGTCGAGGGCTGCGCGGTTCTGGCGCGCGCCGTACCAGATGTATTGGTTATCGACCGGCTTGATATTGTAAGCGTATGGCCGCTTCGGCTCGATAAACAACAGAACATGGTCTGTGATCTGCCTGCCGTTCAGTATCTCGAGCGCGGTGCCGGCAAGCGCCAACTGCATATGATAGTTGTATTTCTTGATCGACGTCAGGCAGCCGCGCTCGCTGGCGTCAGCGGTCGTTTTCAGGTCCGCGATTGTGGTGTCTGCCGGGATCGCATCGGGGCGAGCCTTGATGAACAATCCCGTCTTCTGGTCACGAATGATCAAGGTGCGCTCAACTCGGCCGCCGAGATGATCGATGAAGTCACGATCATTGATGACGCGATTTGCCATTCCCTCGATCGCGATCAGGTCATCGTTCTTGAGAACTGTTTTCCCCGCCGCAATCTGCTTCGCTCGCCATGCCTTGGCGGCGTTGGTGCGATAATCGGGGAATTCATCAGGTCGAACCGCGAAGTCATCCTTGAAGCCGTCCTCGCCTAACAGGAGGGTATGCACGGCCCGACCAAGCGAGAAATGATCCTTCTCGACTTGTGGCGCGCGGTCTGGGTTTAGATAGCTGTTATCCCAGAACTTGAGCGGGCAACCTTCCGGGGGCGCAATTTCGCGCAATCCGCTGGATGATATGGAGGGAGCGACACAGCAATCCGAATGATAGACATTGATCGGAAGCTTTGCGATGATCCCAGGCTCGCTGATCCGCTTGCCATCCCAAAGGCGTTCGCCGGATAATCCCTTGACGATGCCATTCACAATCCCGCCAATCGGCTGCATGGCATCGGTGTCGATGATCTTGTTCATCAGACTGCCTCCGTTCAATATTTCAGGGTGACGTTCGGGACCAAACCGCTGACCAGATGGACAGCGATCTTTTCGGCCTGCTCCCGTGTGATTGCAGAGCATTCGATCAGTTCGGCGACGATTGCGTTGTTGACCTGCTTGCGGTGCGCCTTGTCGGCATCGCGGCGGCGCTGCTCTTCCTCTTCGGCCTTCTTCGCGGCTTCTAATCGGGTGAGAGTGTCGATCGCATCCTGCTGCGCCACGGACGCTTGTGCCGCGAATTCATCCCAATGGGCTGCACCCATTTTTTGAGCTTGGGCGCCTGCGAGAAGTTCGCGAAGTTCCGATGATGGCCGCCCGAAACCGGTCCTTGAGAGGTCAATCAGAGCCTGCAGTGCGGCCTTGTGGCCGTCGATGCGTTCTCCTTCTTTATCTTCCCATTCGGTCAGGGGCTTGCGAACGCTGGCCTTGAGTTCGTCAAGGCGATCTTCGATCGTGTTGCAGGCCGCGTTCACCTGCTTGGTCTTTACGCGCCAATCCTCGGTGAGCTTCTTTCCCTGACCGATCAGAGCCGTTTTTGTGCGCGCCACCTTGTGAGCAAGGGAGGCAATAGCCTTGCGCCCGGTTTCCGAAGACACGTCCGGCACATGCTTGCCGACGGCTTCTTTGACGCTGGAATAGAGCTTTTCAAATTCCTGCTCATCGGTGAATGTCTGCGCCGTCATTACGGCCGGTAGCTTGATGATCAGGTCGGTTGATGTGGTTTGCTGCGTCATGCTGCGGTCCTCCGCGTGAAAATTCGATGGTATTCGGCCTTGAGCGCCGCCTTGACGCGTTCGTCGGGCTCTTCGCCCATCAGGCGATTGATGCGTGCAAGTTGATCTTCACGGGGCAGGCGGGCGATACACGCCAGTTCCGTGGCTATGCTGATCTGGAGCGCGGTCATGGCTGCCCCTTCGCTCGGGCGATCACAGCGAGCATTTTCTCGTATGTTTCGATGGTTATCCGGCCAGACGTGCGGTCCGCTTCCTTGGCGGCCTCCTCAATGACAGCCAGCAACTCGCCGTAGCAATTGGCGGAATTGATAAATGCATGGGCCTCAGGACCACTGGCTTTGCCCACAATGCAGTCATCGCGATCCAATATTACGACTTCCCAATCCATCTTCCCAATCCGAAGGGGGAGGAAGAAGGTATTGGTCGGCGTATGCTTTTCCTGTTCGCTCATCACAGCACCGCCTTGATCGTGTTATCGATGTCGTTGAAGATTTCCTTGACCGAACGAACGCGCCAATCATTGGCGTGATAGATGCGGAAGTGCGCACCTTCGCCGAGGGCCCTGGCGACATATTCGCAATCGCTGCGAACTGACTTCAGGCGGCTTTCCAGCAACTCAATCCGGCGCTGCGCAGCCTCCATTGCAGACTTGGCGCCGATCATCGCCTTGACGGCTTCCTTGTCCTTGGCGATCTGTTCTTCTGATTTATCGCTCATGACAACGCTCCAATGCAGATTGATAAGGTGAAAATGAAAAGGGAGACGGCAGCAAAGGCCGTGATGTCGGATAGGAGGTCACGCATCGGACGGCACCGGAGTGGGGGAGACCGAACCTACCGGCGACGTATCGGTCAACGGATCGGCCTCCATGCTTTCCCCTGCGTCGGACTGGATTATTTCACCAGCAGGGTTCTGCATTTCTTCAGGGTCGATGCGGGAAACTTTGTCGATCCACCATGTTCCGTAGTCGCCGCCTCCCAGGTCAACCCAAAGGTGATCGTTGGAAATCGAGAGAACCACACCGCGGCACGGGTCGAGGATTTCGCCACGCAGATCGACGGTATCGCCGACTTCGATGTTATGCCGAACAATCCTGGCGCTATCCGTTTTGACATAAAGATCCGAATAGCCGCCGATCTGGCGAACCCGCATATCGCTTCCCGCGAAATTACTTTCGACAACGCATTCGACCGAAACGATGTCGCCTTTGCGAAACTGGGCCATTAGATGCCCCTCCCTGCGGAATTCGCGCTGTAAATTTCGGACGGTGATGGGCAGCGATAGTGCCCTTCGTGCTCGATCGTTTTCGTCAGCAAGCCGTCATCGGCCTCGGACAACTGGCAAATCTCGTGACCCATAAGGGCCATGAGAGGCGATGCCGTGTCGCAGAACAGCGAGACGTATTGGCTCGGTTCGCGAGGCTTGGAGACGTCAACCCGAACATCATCGATCGACAGGACCGGCTCTCCGTTATTCCAATCCAACGAGGTCGAGACTTCGCAATTGATCTCGGTCCAGGTGCGCCCGTCTGGCATTGTGAGGCAGGCTGTGAATGAGGTTTTCATGCCGCATCCTCCGCACTCTCGGCCAGACGCTTCATGTCTGCCATGGCTTCGTCGTTGGTTTCGTAAAATCGGACAGGGCTGATCTGGTATCCGCTATCGCGATAGATCAATTGCGCGGCGAGGCACCATCCATAGTGGCGCTCAAGCGCATACCCGGCTTCGCCGGCGAGATGGACAGCCCATCCGGCGCGGCAATGCGTTGTGCTGCATACGTGCGGCGTATTCATATCCAGCGCGTCCGGCTGGCTAGCAGCCTGAAAAATGCGCTCATGGATGTTTTCGATCTTCGGGATTGATGGCGGTACAAAATCGCCAGTCTCGTTTTTCTTCTCGCGGAGGGACTTGCAGCCCGAGCAGTCCGAGCAGCCCGAGCAGTACGAGCAGCCCGAGCAGCCCGAGCAGTCCGAGCAGTACGAGCAGTCCGAGCAGCCCGAGCAGCCCGAGCAGTCCGAGCAGTCCGAGCAGCCCGAGCAGCCCGAGCAGTACGAGCAGCCCGAGCAGCCCGAGCAGCCCGAGCAGTACGAGCAGCCCGAGCAGCCCGAGCAGTACGAGCAGTCCGAGCAGCCCGAGCAGTTGGTACAATTTTTACAGTCAATGAGGCTGTCTAGGGCCTTTTGCGCCGCTTCCTCGGTGCCGAAATACTCGACGCTGCACTTATTGCCGTTGGTGTCTTTGAGCCATGTGGTCATTGGATTTCCTCGCGTTAAAACCATCGGGAAATGCGCCCCGTGAGGCGGAAACCGGAGGGCTTTCATTCGTCGCCGTCGATAACTCGGTCGTAGACGAGGGACGCCGCCACCTGGGCGCACTCGTTAGCGTCATCCTCGCTCAAGCCTTCGGCGATGCAGTCGCCGTATTCCTTGGCGTGAGCGATTTTCGCCGCCTTCCGCGCTGCTTCTTTTCTTTTCGTGAGACTGATCATCGTAGTTCGCTCCATGTTCAAAACCATCTGGAACGCGGCGCGGACGCCGCTGACCGGAGGGTTTCACTCGGAGGGGAGATACTCTGACAACTCGCCAAGGTGACCGAGGAGCAGATTGGCGCGGTGAAACCGCCTGCGACCTTCCTTGGCGTCAGCCAAGGACATCTCATCGCTATCGACCACGCCGAAGAATTCCACCCATGCAGCAACTTCTGCATCGATCGCACTGTTGATCTGCGCTTCGGTGTAGGCCTTCATCATCTCTCTCCATCCATCCGTTAGTGCGATCCGTTCGGCCTTGGCCGTCTTCGTGTTCGCTTGGTATGGGGCCAACATGGCATGCAACATTATTCGTGTCAACATGAATTGTGTTGATCGACATGATAAATGTTGACGCGGGATGTTGAGTAGACCTAAAAGAAAGGCCCCGGAGCGGTGATGCTGCCGGGGCCGAATGCGGTCTAAAGTCAACGCGGTTGTAGCAAAACAAGGATAGTAACGCAACCGAAACGATCGCACCGGGCGCAGAGAATCGCAACATGTTGGGTCTGCTCGGAGGTTCCCGCCAACATATCGCTTTAGGAGCGCAGAGGCCGCGGTCTTTTTGGAATTGACCCGCAGCACCGATCACCCCGGCGCATGAATTCCATAGCGGTTGCCGGTTGCCAGGCTCTACCGGAAACAAAAATACGCTGGCTCTGTTGAGCCCATTACACCCAGCGGCCTTGAGATACCGGGCATCCCCCGGGACGGTGGAAAGCGGAATTTTTCGTCAGCGGGTTGACTTCCCGTCCGTCAAATTTCGTATCGGCGCCGAAAAAAGCCGATAGCGGAACGTGCAGGGTCAATGCACGGCCTCTCACATGTGAGGGGAAGGGATAAACGAGTACGCGGGACATAAGTCCTTCCCCTGGTCAGGGGCTTGAGGTGGCAACCCCATACCTCAAGGCGGAAAGGGCGGAGCCGTGCCCAGAGACTGGATTTAACCCTTCCGACGCTGCCGCCTTCCGGCTCTAGTCAGCGCCTCAACAACCGTAATCGCGCTCGCGACGAACTCCTCCCGGTCTGCATCATCCATCAAAGCAAGCGCTGGACGCAGTGAATCTGCAACTCTGTCGGCGCCATCGCCTACGGCCTTGCTCCACAACCATTCATTGATGATCTGATTGATGCTTTTTTCACCGCGCATCTCGTCGATGATCAATCGGAGCTCTGGAGACATCCGAACAGTGAATTTAACGGGCTCTGGTTTCTGAGACTTCGGCATCAATTGCCTATGGCAGAAAAATTAAGCCTTCGAAATCACGTCACATTGCCCCAAAGTGGTGGCATCTTTCCCCGTTATCCACAGGCGCGCTCTCTCGCGCCAAGACCGTGAGGAAGGTTTTTGAGTGCCCCGGCAAAGTGAACGAGATCGCGAGGCTCAACGTATTCTTTTGCGGATGCTGCTTGACCTTCGCCGGCTCGTCGTGGCGCGAAATAGACCGTCCGAAGAGACCTTCATTCAATTCGCAGTTCGTCTTGGAGAGTATGAGGGGAGGCCCGTAAATGCTGCTGAAATAGCAGAAATGGCTAATATGCCAAGAACATCGGTGATCCGACATTTGAATGTCCTTGAGGCTCGCGGGCGCATCCGAGCGGATAAGATTGGCCGGCGCGTGGTGAGGCGTCCGCCCCAAGAGGACTTCCCAGAGAACAAGGAGTTCTATCTAGAGCTTGAACGGATAGTCAGGCGCGCGTGCAGTGCACTGTCCAGAATGGACACTTTAGCGGCTAGACACAAAGAGTGACGATAGGTAACGTTTCGGCATCACCTCAATTAGAGGTTGATCTCACAAAATTGATGGAAGGACGGCGGGGAGCGGCGGCAGCGTGCGCGAAATTGAGAGTAGTCCATAAACGAAAAGGGCGAAGCAGTGGCCTTGAGAACCCGCTTCGCCCTTTCTGAACAAATCAAAACTCTTGAAGGAGTTTCAATATGCTGAGGCATAGTAGCATTCGTTTTTCCAATTTTGCAACACGCGCCAATAATCCGTCGGCGGCACGGGCATGAAGGATTTTTTCGCGCCATCAATTCCAGCCGATGTTCTGCAGTCGCCAGAACTCCGAGTTGTTCCAGTAATCGGGGATTCGATGCATCCGACTTTCAGGGGTGATCATGATTACGCGTTGATACGCCCGGTATCGGGATATGTCGGGGAGGGGATTTACGTGCTGGAATGCGGATTTGGCATTGAGCTATTCCGCGTCGAAAGCACCTTGGGCGGATCTCGTCAGTTGCGCCTAAGTCGCGATAACCCGGCTTATCTCGATCAGTTCCGATCGATCGAACAATTCGAAAGCCACGTTCTTGGAATTGTCGTGGCGGATATCAAGGTGAGGAACTGCCAATTGCTGGCGGCGGCGTAGGCGATGTTGTGGTTCTAGTTTTTGCTTGGGCGGTTGACCCTTACGAACGCCCAGACAACAGATCCGATAACACCACCGCCGATTATCGCCGCGACCCAATCCGCACCAACACTCGCAGCAAATGCACAGGCACTTAGGGCACCCAACACAAAAAGAAATGCGCATATCTTCCCAAGAATGGCATCCGTTGAGACCAGCGTAAGCTCTCGCCGTTCCATTTTGTGCCGGTGATCGGTTTCACGCTCCCAGGCGGCCATAATGCGTTCGGCACCATTCGGCACAACATTGTTGAACTCTTCCAGAATTTGTGGCGGCGGTAGAGGGCCCGACCACATCGCACTAACCTCGATCTGATTTGAATGGTGCGCTTCTAGTGAGCCTTGCGCAGGAGGCGCCGGGCGCTTAACGGGAGGTTTTTTCACCTTTTCGCTCTTTCACTATGGCCGCGCGCATGTCAGAGCCAATCCGAGAAAAATCCCCCCGAAGAGAATTTGTCGGATTCGCACCCTTGGATGGCGTCGATATGTTGCTTGGTCCGGCCAGAGTGATAAGCGTAGCTAGCCCAGTCACAAATCCACCAGCCAAGCCAGCGCGCCGCTGACGAGGGTGCTTGTGGAATGGGGACTGGCCCTTATTTGCTATCTTGGACATGGCCATTAATATGCATCTTGCATCAGAAAAATCAAATGAACGTTGTGTCGCAACCGGAATCCGGCATCAGGTGGCTCCAATTATGGTTATTTTTTTATTGAATGAGGCTGCCGGCGATGCGTTTGTCATCGTGTAAACCGACCGATGTATCGACCTATGATATGGATTTCTTCCAGCAATAGCGTGCGCGTGGTGTGCCGCGGATTATCCGAACTTACCGAAACTTCGACATGCTCCGCGTTCGGCCGAGAAACGACCTCAAGCCGCTTGATCACCACGCCGCCGAACTCGTCGGCAAGCGCGAATATCCCAGGCGGCGACGGCAGTCGGTGCGAGATATCAACAAACACGGCATCGCCGTCCTTGATCGTTGGTTCCATGCTGTCGCCAAATGACGGCAGAGCAACAATATTTCCGGCCGCTACATTCAACTGTGAGACCGTCGAAGACGGAAGGCGCCAATAGTCCCGGATGACTTCGGGCGCAAAGCGGATATCTGGGTTGTCAGATGAGTGCTCGACCACGAGGCCCCCTGCGCCCATGCCGGCGCGAACGTCGATCTCAGGGATATCCGCGCCTCCGGTACGCTCGCCTCCTCTTGCAGAGCCATTCTTTGCGCCGTTTGTATCGTGACGCTCGCCGTCGTTCGTATCAGGGTCGAATGACTTGACGAGAGATGGACGGTTTGGCGACGGTTGCCCGGTCAACAGATGCGCGGCTGTCGTGCCGAACTTCCGGGCGTACCGATCCGCTTCCTCCGGCCCAAACTCGTTCTGACCATTCTCATGCGCCCGGTACGTGGACACTGAAACACCAAGAGATTCAGCCGCTTTCGTTGCGGATGAATACTTTGCTGCAATGCGTGCAGCCCTCAGTCTGTCGCCCATCGATTCCATGCCGGCAACATTTGCAGAATGATCAACATAAATCATGTTGACAAGACAACATGTTTAGTGTTGATATGTTGATCATGAACACGATCAAAGACCTCTTCGAAGACCTTGGTGGAACTGGCGCCGTTGCACGGATCATTTCGGTCAAGCACTCCGCTGCATCCGAAATGAGACGGCGCGGTTCGATACCGGTCAAATATTGGCCGGCAATCATTGCGGAAGCCTCCGCGCGGGAACTCTCGGTTGATAGCGACACGCTTGTAGCCATGCATGTTTCGAATGCGGAGACGGCGGCATGAACCCCATTCCCGCTTCTCCCACGTCCCGTCAACCCCATATCCATCTAGTTCCGTGTAGCGATCTCGATGCAGAACTGAATCCGCGTCTGCTGTGTGGAATGGACGTTATGGGTGCTCGCCCACCGCATGAAGGCGGTGTGGTCGAAATCCACCTTAATGACGGCCTTCCCGGTGGATTTAGCGGCATTGACTGCTTCGTCCGCGAAAATCTTCCATTCCTGAAAAGTCTTCTCCATGCGGTCAGCATCTGCGGCGAACGCACGGACAGCAGCATACTGCTCTGGTCGATACCAGGCGACGACGACAGTCTGGACTTCCTTCATTCCGATTTCTCCTTTGGAGGCTGAAATGCCACACGAAACCAAGCCTGTTTACGCCCTTGAAAGCCTCCCCGAACTGATCGGGGAGAGACAGTTCAAGATGCTCTGCGTAGCATTGGGTATCAACACCGATCAGTCGCTTATCACTGGCGAGTACGTCGCGGGATTTATCCAGGGCGCTTATGATAGGCGCTCTCAGGATGCCGCTATTCGCCGTCAGTCTTCGGTTGATCAGCTGGTGGAAATGCTTGGATGAGTGTTTCTCGCGTCTTTTCCGGCAACCATTCCGCATTCGTGCGCGCCAGCAGAAGTAAATCCCGTACAACGATGCGGTACGCTTCGGCTTCGGCCTGTGCCAATGACATCTTGTCGGCATCGTCGTGCCTTTCTGACATCCTTATCCGCACCGTAGCTCTGTGGGAGCCGATTACGCCGAATGTGACGCGCATGGTCACAACCCACGAATTCCCTTGTTCATCGCGCTCTGCTTCGATGAGCTTGATTTCCCCATATGATTTCAAAGTTCGTTCCTTCCTGATTTCGTCATTTCGATTCTTGCAAAATCACCATGACGATAGCGGGTTGGGACGTCCAGTTCCTGCCGTACCACAAGCCCCCCTTGACGGCAGGAAGGCCGATGCGTTCCCCCGCGCATCGGCCACCCAATTCCGTGCGAAGGCATCCGAAGACAACGGCGCGACTGGATCGGCACTACCAAGGCAGCCGACCGACAGCGTGACGGGAGATGCGAGTAGGCGAGCACCGCGCGAACGGATGCTGCAACGTCTGATGATGGACGCGACAGTCGGGAGAGACCGGCACATCAGCTTCCCAAATACGCATGGCCCGCACCTTAACAGGGAGACGACGCCCTTCCTGCGCCAAGTCTGGATGCCAGCCTGCGGAAAAAGCGATGGGTTTGCGCCCGTCGTCGGCCATGTCAGCGAAGAGATGGTTCATCTACTAGGCCAATCCAGACAAGAGAGCGCCAGCGAGCCGCAGGGCGGCAATGAGGCCGTATCCGGCGGACTGGCGCGCGTCACCCATTTTACCATTTCGAGCCGTGCGGCGGAGGCACAAAGCCCCGCGCCATCTCGAAGGGGTCGTTCTGATTGTCGTGCCGCTGGCGTTTACCGACGCCTTTGGCTCGACCGATCAATTGCCTCCGCTGTGATGCGAATTCCAGCGCAGGCCAAAGTTCCAGTTGCTCTGACGATACAGGTTCCATGCGTTTCGTCGGGGCTTTCATCTTCAGACCTTCCACTCTCTCACGGGGCTCGAGTTCGCCCCATCCACGGCACCGACAATAGCCGTGGAGAAAGAGCATGTGTGTACCGAGACGGTGCAAATCCGTACCGAAACAGGGCGTTAGCGTAATGAGTACGAGTATCGCAGCAAAAGAGGCGTTCGACCTTTTGAACGCCGCGACAACAAAAGAATGGCGCGGTTGGGGCGACACCCGCACCGCCGCGCGCGACAGGGCAGCAAAGAAAGCTGGCGTAACGCCGGCACAGGCCGAACGGCTGTGGAAGAACTGGCAGACGATGAAACACCCCAACGGGGATGTCTATCGGAGCCTGCGCAACACCTACGGCCATTTGTGCGCGTGGATAGAAAATGCCGCCGACTCCGTCGAGGCAAAGCGGCTCGCAATTGAGGAATCCCATGAGGTTGATCAAAGCCCTTCGCCGCCTGGTGAAGGAAGTGTGGCAGCTCGCGACTGAGCGCCGCCGGCAACGGAGAAGGATAAATAGGAATGGCTAAGGCAGCAAAGAAGACGGACGAGACCCCCGGCGAAGGCCACAACAGCGGCGGCTCTGACATGAGCGAGAAGGACCGCAAGGTTCTCTTTTTCATCAACCGCAAGGATTGGCTTGCGGCCATGGAGGCCAAGAAGGCCGCCGACGCCAAGGTGAAACAGGTCGGCAAAGCCATCAAGGCCGATCTCGGCAAATACGGGCTCGACCAGATCAAGGCCTATGAACAAGCGCAGACGCCGGAAGGACTTGCCGAACTCAAAGCGCGGCGCGATGCCGATCTGCAGGCGATGCGGTTTGCGGGCGTTCCGGTCAACACCCAACTCGATATCTTCCTCGACCGTGCATCGGCTGCAGAGCGCGCCTTCAATGACGGTGAAGAAGCAGGCCTTCGCGGCGATACGCTCGCCAATCCGTACAACGAAGCATCACCGGAAGGGCAGGCGTTCGCCAAGGGTTGGAATGAGGGCCAAGGCGCGCTGTTCGCCGGCATCAAGCAGAAGCAGGAAGATGCGGAAACTAAAGCGGAACTGATCAAGTCCGTCCCGTTCGGTGGCGATGATGGGCCGAACTTCCCAGACGGGGAGGACGATTAATGTTCGCCGTCTCATATCGCCACACGGAATCAAGCCCGCGCTATCAGCAGGCAATCCGCGAACAACAGATGCGCGAGCGGCAGCGCATCGAGGCGGAAGCGGTCAAGCTTCTTCCCGAGCCCGTCGAAATCAAACCATCGCCCAAGGCTCTACGCGAGAAAGCCCAGCGTGAGGCGGTGATGCGCTCAAAGATGCGGTGGGGCGTGTCCACGCCGCTCGATACCATTCCAGCCATCATCGCCCGCGTGGCTCACCAGCACGGCTTTACCTATGACGACATCATCGGACTTTCCCGGTCGCGGAAGCTGATCAACGTTCGCTTCGAAGCTATTGCAGCGGTTCGGGCAGCCAGACCGAACATGACGCTTCCCGAGATTGGCAAACGGTTCAACCGGGATCACACCACGATCTTGCACGCGCTGAAGAAAATGGGCGTGAAGCAGACCGGCGCGCCCCGGCGTGTTTACGATCTCGACGCGATCAAGGAGATGCGGTCACGCGGCCAGTCGTACGAGAGCATCGCAAACGGCTTCGGCTGTTCGGCCCATACCATCAGCAGGCTTGTTGCGGAGGGCGCGCGATGATCGACGGCCCGACCCGGATAATCAACACGATAACCGTTCTGCTGGTTTATCTCGCCGTTGTTCTGCTTCTCGTGACGCCAGTTTTCAACTGGATGCGGGGGTAAGGCGATGGATGGGTATCAAGCCTTCCTTGAGCGCAAGACCCATGACGGTGCGGATCGCGGGTTTGATCCTACCTTTATGCCTGGGCAGCTATTCGATTTCCAACGTTCGATGGTTGAATATGCCGTCTCAAAGGGCCGGGCGGCGATTTTTGAAGATTGCGGCCTCGGCAAAACAGTTCAGCTCCTTACGTGGTCACAAAACGTAATCGAGCACACCAACCGACCTGTGCTCGTCTTGACGCCGCTGGCGGTCGCAGGCCAAACCATTCGAGAAGCGGAAAAGTTCGGCATCGAGGCTGCCCGTTCGTCCGACGGCAGCATTCCAAGCAAGCTTGTCGTTACGAACTACGAGCGCCTTGTACACTTCGACCCGTCCGATTTTGCCGGTGTGGTTTGTGACGAGAGCTCAATCCTCAAATCATTTGACGGCGCGCGGAAAGCCGAGATCACCAATTTTATGCGGAAGGTTCCATACCGCCTATTGGCGACGGCGACCGCTGCACCAAACGACTATATCGAGCTCGGCACATCCTCCGAGGCCCTTGGATACATGGGCCACATGGACATGCTCAATCGGTTCTTCAAGAACGATCAGAACAACAGTTCTACGCGAAGAATGTACGGCGAGGCTCCGAAATGGCGGTTCAAGGGCCATGCAGAGCAGCCGTTCTGGCGTTGGGTTTGCTCATGGGCGCGCGCGATGCGCAAGCCGTCGGATCTAGGATTTGATGACGGCGCATTCAAACTGCCGCCTCTCATCGAGAATTCACATCTGGTTGAGGCCGAAAGCCTGCCAAACGGCATGCTGTTTAGCCTTCCTGCTGCAACACTCCCGGAGCAGCGAGACGAAAAGAAGCGCACTATCCGCGAGAGGTGCGAGCGCGCAGCGGCACTTGCGAACCATGGGAAGCCGGCAATCATCTGGTGCCAGTTCAATGAAGAAGCTGATTTGCTCGAGCGCATTATTCCTGGCGCGTTGCAGGTGTCAGGATCGCATAGCGATGAGGTCAAAGAGCGCCGCTTCATGGACTTCATCGACGGAAATATCCGTGTTCTTGTGACGAAGCCGAAAATAGGCGCGCTTGGTTTGAACTTCCAGCACTGTGCCCACGTCATCTATTTCCCGTCCCACTCTTTCGAGCAGTATTACCAGGCCGTCCGCCGCTGTTGGCGATATGGCCAAACCAATCCAGTCCACGTCGATATCGTGATGACTGAAGGCGAACGCAGGATCATGGAAAACCTGCGCCGGAAGGCTGATGCCGCCGAGGTCATGTTCGCAAACCTGATTTCCGAGATGAACAGCGCAATGGCGGTCAACACGGCCAAGCATTTCGCCAAAACGATGGAGGTTCCGGCATGGGCCGCGTGATTGATCAAGTCATCACTGACGAATACGCCATATATCACGGCGATTGCGTCGACGTGATGCAGGGCCTTCCGGATGTACCCGTGCATCTGTCGGTTTACTCACCACCGTTCGGTGGGCTCTACAATTATTCCAGCGACGAGCGCGATCTATCTAACTGCATGGATTACGATCAGTTCTTTCAGCATTACGAATTTGTGGTGCGTGAGATTGCACGCGTCACGCTTCCCGGCCGATGCTCTGCCGTGCATTGCATGGACGTTCCGACGGGCAATACGGGGTCGGACGCATACATTGATTTTCCGGGAGACATCATCCGGTTGCACCAGCGGATGGGAATGCACTTCGTCGCCCGTCACGCCATCTGGAAAGAACCTCTATGGGTGCGCAATCGCACCATGCAGAAGAACCTTGCGCACAAGACCGCCGTCGATGACAGCATACGGTGCGGAGTGGCCTCGGCCGACTACGTGCTTATTTTTCGCAAGGCCGGTGAAAACCCGGTTCCCGTCGCCCATCCTGTAGGCTTTCTGGAATACGCCGGGGACGATTCCAAGATGCCGGTCGAGGTTCGCCGAATAAGGGGCTTCGAAGGCGACCAGAAGCTCAACAAGTTCTCTCACTGGATCTGGCGCCGATATGCATCCTCCATCTGGGATGACATACGCATGGGGCATGTGCTGCCCTTTCGCGAGGCAAAAGACGAAGACGACGAAAAGCACGTTCATCCCCTGCAGTTGGATGTGATCGACCGCGTCATCCAGATGCGGAGCCTTCCCGGCGAGACGGTTCTAACCCCGTTCATGGGCGTTGGATCTGAAGTCTATTCCGCCGTGACGAAAGGTCGGCGCGGCATCGGGGTTGAACTAAAAGCGAGCTACTACAGGCAAGCGGTTCGAAATCTTGCCCTGGCGAAGTTTGGCGAGCGAATTGCACCTCCCGTTCAAGAAGACATCTTCACGACGGAGGCAGCCGAATGACGCCGCGCCAGCAAGCCAAATCAATCACCCAATCGCTCGAAAACCCGCTCGACCGGGCGCTAGTCGGCTTCATGAACCAGCATAAGGGCAAATGGATCGACCGGGACCGCATCATGCATTGCGCCGGGTTTGATGACCCGAAGAAGTACAAGCACGGGGCATACGTCCAGTTTCATTGCTCGTTGATCCGCGCCAATCGAGCGCTCGCGCCGCATGGCCTGAAGATCTGCATGAGCGAAGATGGTGCAAATTTGTACAGCATGGGGAGGGCGGAAGAATGCCGGTAATCCTAGGGCTGGACCCTTCACAGAAGACAGGATGGGCCTTCTACGACACATCGGTAAACCTCTCGGCAATCAAGTCCGGGGTGCTAAAGATCAGCGCCGTCAAGGGTGAGTTCGAGGGGAATGCCGGGCAGCTAGGCAAGGCGCTCGCCAAACTCATTAAAGAGCATGGCAAGCCTGATTTTGCCGTTATCGAACAAGCTCCTCGGCGTCCGTACGGCGGTGACAAGCAGGATGACAAAAATACCGTCAAGTTCATGGGTGACGAGATGCCGGCTCAAGAGGGTGATGAGCAAGGCGGCAGTGGTCCCGGTCTGCAAGGGACGCTCTCCACAAACCAGATGGCCGCCGCACTTTGCGCAATCCTTGGCGCTTACGGCATTCCATTCGAAACGATGACAGACAGCAAATGGCGGAAACACTCTTACGGATTTGGCAAGCGAGCCGGCTGGACTAGACCAGACTGGAAGCGGCATGCGCGAGCCCAATGCGCTCAGGTTCGTATCACTGCTACCAATGACGATATGGCTGAAGCCTGTTGGATCGCCTTTGCTGGCAAATCCTGTGAAAAATTTCGCTGGATGGAAAACCAAGCCGCCGCAGGTTCTCAAGAATTTCGGATGATGAAGTCGGGGAGGGCAGCATGAGGTTCGGTTCCGTCTGCTCAGGGATTGAAGCTGCATCCGCCGCGTGGGAACCGCTCGGTTGGCAGGCGGCTTTTTATTCGGAGATTGAGCCGTTCCCGTCCGCTGTCCTCCATGAGCACTATTCGAGTGGGCGCCCGCAATTCATGCCCGATCCAGAACAGCCCGGATTGCAGCCGAAGGACAGGAAGGCGCGGGCCGCGGCGATCAAAGCCGTGAAAAGTCTTCCAGAACGGGCCAATGGCGTTCCCAATCACGGCGACATGACGCAATTCGAGGAGTGGCCAGACCATGCAATTGACCTTCTTGTCGGAGGCACCCCATGCCAAACCTATTCAATCGCGGGCCTCCGAAAAGGACTGGATGACCCTCGTGGCGACCTCATGCTCACCTATGCTGCGATTGCTCGCCGATATCGGCCCCGATGGCTGGTCTGGGAGAACGTCTTCGGTGTCCTTTCGCACGATGGAGGACGAAGCTTTGCAAGCCTTCTGGGATTGCTCTCAGGGCGGCGCGTCGAAGTCCCGGCAGGAGGATGGAAGTCTTCGGGCATTGTCGAAGGCTACAGCGGCGCATACGGCCTCTCATGGCGCGTGCTTGACACTCAATATGTCAGAGTGGACGGCGCTTCCCGTGCACTTCCCCAAAGACGAAGGCGTGTGTTCGTTGTCGGACATTCTGGAGGCGACTGGAGACGTGCCGCAGCGGTTCTATTTGAGCGCGAAGGCTTGTCGGGGAATCCTGCGCCGCGCCATGAACCGGGGAAAAGAGATGCCCCGTCAGTTAGCACAGGCGCTCGAGGCAGTGGCGACTTCGAACTTGGAGGTGGGTTGAATGCCGTGCATGTCGATGAAGCAGCCCGCTGTGACACAGCGGGCTATGCTCAACGCCTAGATTGGGAGACAGAGAACTTCGTAGCCCATGTGGCTCCAACGATGCGCGCCGGCGGCAATCAGACTGGAGGTGACCGCCCTTACGGGACAGATGTCGATACCTGCGATAGTTTGGTTGCGCATACTTTATTGGGCAAAGAGAACGATAGTCACGCCGCAGACATGGATACCTATGTCTCGCATAGCCTTCGGCCCGAAGGCTTCGACGCCAGTGAGGACGGAACTGGCCGCGGCACGCCGATCGTTCCCATTGCATGTTCAATCATGCCGCAGAACAGCGGCAAGGATTACAAGGCCCGGAAAGTCGATGTCGCGCAGCCAGTCATGGCAGGCGGACCCGTTGGAGGCAACCAGGGCGGTGATTACATTCTAGACCCGGTGGCCTTCTCATCTAAAGATCACGGCGCTGATGCTAGCGTCGGGGTATCGCCCACACTTCGTGCAATGGGGCACGGTGAAAGCCATCCTAACGCTGGGGGCCAGGTCGCCATAGCTTTTGATACGACACAGATCACCAGCAACGCAAATCGGAGTAATCCCAAGGAAGGTGATCCGTGCCATCCGCTGGCGTCTGGAGCTCACGCGCCTGCCATCGCCATTCAAGCAGGCGCGCTTCGTGAAAATCCAGCTAGCGGCCCCGATGGCGTTGGCGTTCAAGAGGGTATCGCCTACACGATAGAAGCGCGATCCGAAGTTCAGGCGATCCAAACGCAATGGGCCGTGCGCCGTTTGACGCCCGTTGAATGTGCCAGACTTCAAGGATTCCCGGACAATCATTGCAAAATTCCTTGGCGCGGCAAACCTGCAGAACAATGCCCAGACGGCCCGCAATACAAAGCATACGGCAACTCGATGTCTACAAATGTCATGCGCTGGCTTGGCGAACGGATCGAAGCCGTTGATCATATTCAATGGGAGTTCGCCGCATGAGCGCCCACGCACCCGATATTCGCCCATCTCTTCCCGATGCCGTCGAGGCAGAACAGGCGCTTTTAGGCCAAATTCTACTTGACAACGCCGCATACTGGCGTGTTGCCGGGTTCCTGAAACCCCAACATTTCAGCGAACCGCTCCATTCGCTGGTTTATGAGATGGCCGGGACGATGATTGCCGAGGGCCGGGCGGTCAACCCGATAACCATCAAGCAGTATCTTCCGGCATCTCAGCAAATCGGCGATAGTGATCTATCGATAGCGCAATACATGGCTCGCCTTGCGACGGAGGCCGTCGGCTCATTCAGCGTCTATGACTATGGGCGCGCCATTCTGGAGATATGGGCGCGCTGTCAGCTTGTTTCGCTGTCTCAGGACCTCGATACGCTGTCACGGACGATGCCGGCGGATATGTCGCCGTCCAAGCTCATAGCAGAGCACACCGGGCATCTCGTCACGATCTCCAATGAGATCAGCGAAGGCGTGAAAGCCGTTACCATGGCCGATGCCGTTGGAACCGCCGTCCAGTCGATCGATGATGCATACAAATTCAAGAAGCCTTCCGGCATCTCGACGGGCATCGCTTCAGTCGATCAGCTTACAGGACCGTGGGAGTCTGGGCAGCAGATCATCATCGGCGGAGGCACAAAGCAGGGCAAAACCGCATTGGCGCTGCAATGCTCGGTTGGCTTGGCCGCTCATGGAACGGTCTGGATATACTCCGGCGAAATGTCCGTGAAGCAGTTGGCTATGCGAGAGATATCCAGACGAACAGGCATTCCGGTCTGGAGGCAAAAGGAAGGCCGGATATCACAAGCCGAATGGGAAAAGCTCCTACAGGTCAAGGATGAGGTAGAAAATCTTCCCATCTTGATCGAAAAGCGCCGCCTTACGTTGGAACAAATCCATCAGGTCGGTCGTGAAATCAAGATGGAACGTGGCCTCGCGGCTATGGTCATAGATCACGTCGGGCTCATGGCATGGGGCAGAGATGATGCGCGAAGGGAAGAGGCAGCACTCTCGGCAAAGGCAACCCAAGGGTTGAAAGAAATCTATGAAGACCTTGGCGTTCCAGGCATTTCCCTTGTCCAGTTGAAGAAGAACACTTTCGTTCAAAATTCATATGGAACTGCGAGGAAATCATTCGAGGCTCAATTGAGGGCCGCGGCGTACAACCGGCCAAAATACACCGATCTGATGGGCGCGGTCGAACGCGATGCTGATCACGTCCTTATCCCATTTAATGCGCGGCCAATCATCGCTGGACTGGAGCCCGAGGAAGGCGGCGACGACTATTTGCTTTGGGAAACCAGAATGCAGGAACACGAGAAGAAAGCGGAAATTATCTTGGCATTGTCGAGAGAGCATACGTTCCCCCAGCGCCGTGAAGTCGAATGGCATGGCGAGACAACCAGTTTCGGGCCGGCGTTCGTCGGACGGCAGGAATCGCTATTGCCGGAGGGCTTTTGATTTGAACAAGTTTTCTGGCTACATCATCGAAACCCCAATGGGCTACCGCGCCATGCTCAGGTTTGCCCATGAAGCTCGTCCGGCGCCATTGCTCGGCCCGGGCGGCAATCCCATCGTATTCCCGACAAAGTGCGAGGCCTGGGAGTCCGTCACCAAAAACCTGCTCGCCTACTTCAATTCGCCTATGCGCCGCGACGGCGTGACGATTTCCGCGGCAACTTCGGCGGCAGATGCATTGTTCCCAAGCCTCATTCGGCAGAAAGGCGCCAGCCGTACAACGCATGTCGAGCGGCGGAGGGCGAAGGCATGAGCAATCCTTACCTCATCACCGGCCCAGCGCTGATTTCGTTCTCCGGCGGTCGCACCTCGGCTTACATGCTGCACGAGATCCTACGCGCCCATGACGGAAAGCTGCCGGACGACGTGATCGTCGCCTTTGCCAATACAGGCAAGGAACGCGAGGAAACGCTCCGGTTCGTCCACGAATGCGGTAGCCGATGGAATGTCAAAATTCATTGGCTGGAATACCGCGCCGATGAAGTTGGATTCGAACTGGTCGGCTTCAACAGTGCTTCGCGAAACGGTGAACCATTTCGGGCGCTGATAGACAAAAAGGGTTACCTGCCAAACGCGGTCACTCGATTTTGCACCAGCGAACTGAAAGTGCGCCCGATGAAGAAATATTGCCTATCCTTGGGCTGGATGCATTGGAAGAACGTTATTGGGCTTCGGTACGATGAAGGGCACCGAGTACTCAAGCAGCTTGCCAGCAATGAGGCCAAAAAAGAACGGTGGCTATCTGTCATGCCGTTGGCGTCCGCAAAGGCGAAAGCTACCAAGCGCGATGTGATGTCCTTTTGGCTGGGGAAAAACGCAGACCCGATAAATCTCACCGCACCGTTGCCTCAAGGATTTGATCTTGGATTGCGCGACTATGAGGGGAATTGCGACCTTTGCATGCTGAAATCTCGCGGAGCGCTCAAGAGGCTGATGCGAGATAACCCAGGCATTGCAGATTGGTGGAAAGATCGTGAAGCCTCCATCACGATGAAGAGCAAAAGGGCGACGCCAGCAGGTAAGCGGTTCGTTACGGAATATTCATACGCCGATCTGGAGCGTGAAGTCACGACGCAACCCTACGTTCCAGGCCTTCTTCTCGATGATGAAGAATACGATGTCGAGTGCGGCCTTCATTGCGCGGCGGAGGCAGCAGCATGACCCCGATGTACTTCTGCTACGAACGCGAAGACAACGGCCAATGGACGCCGGTTGTCTACCGCACCAACTTTGGCGAGCCGAAGATATGGCCCCCAGACCGCGAACGCACGGAACTGGTGGAAGGGCCGGATGAATGCATCGGCCCAGACCGGGAACCTCAATTCGGTGCATTGAAGGCGCGGTTCACACCACCGCGAGGTGATGAATGACAGATCGAATTCATTGCTGTGTGCCATTTTGCAAGCGCACCCGGCATAACCGGGAAGGCTTTAGCGAGTGGATATGTGCCGTGCATTGGCCGCCGGTATCCAAAACACTCAAGAGACGCCGCACACGGCTCGACAGGCGTTATCGCAAACTGTTCGGCAGCAATCCATTCTGGGCATACAAAGGCGGCTCACCGGAGCGCCTTGGGGCAGTGAGGCTCGATAGGCTTTGCAGTAAGGCATGGACGGCTTGCAAGAGACAGGCGATCGAAAGGGCGATGGGGCTATGATCGATCCACGCGTTCAAGACCTATGCGACGAATTCGAAATCCGGATTGTAGATCGTCACCGCTATCCGAGCGTTGGCGAGACAAGGGCTGTGGAGACCTTGCGCCTCATCATCGAGCGATGGGGCATTGATCATGCGCGGCTGGTCATGAGCACATTGGCGGAAACCGCCAACAACCGCATCTGCCTCGATGAAGTCGGGTTTTGGATGACCTCGGATATGGTCAGGGTCGGACGTCGCATAATCGAAGAACGAGCCAGCGATTGGCTGGCGACATGGGATGCTATCCCCGTCGGTGAATTGCAGTTCATCACCCAAGATTTGCGAGGCTTCGTAAAGCAGCGTGGCGCGTTAGGAGGCATGGTCTACGAACGCCTATACAGACGGTTCGGGCCGTTTGCTGATCAGCCCGATCTGCTCGACGATAGAAGGAGAATGGCGTGACATATCAGTCAGATAGCAGTACGGTTATGATGGATCGGAAAGGTGCTCTCGCGCCGCTGCCGATCCTAACTACGAATGATGACTGGAGCATCGGCATGCCTGAAAGTTCAATACGCCGTTCAAGCGGTCCCGGCAACTTTATCGATCTGACAGGAAAGCGATTTGGGCACCTTGAAGTGATGCAAAGGTCTGAGAATTCAGAAAAGGGCGCTACCCGTTGGCTTTGCCAGTGCGATTGCGGCAACGAGAAAGTTGTGTTCGCGGCCAATTTAGGGCGCAGCAACACGACATCATGCGGTTGCGCGCGGAGAAAGATATCTTCGGATCGCTCCAAAACCCACGGTATGCGGAAGTCGCCGGAATATAGATGCTGGGCCGGCATGCTTACGCGCTGCACCAATCCGAATGACAAGAGTTTCCTTCGCTACGGCGCTCGCGGCATTACAGTTTGTGATCGGTGGCGAAACTCATTTGAAGCCTTCTTTTCCGATGTTGGGCCTAAGCCATCACTCTTCCACACTATCGACCGTTGGCCTGATTGTCGCGGCAATTATGAGCCCGGAAACGTTCGTTGGGCGACCGATGCCGAGCAGCGTCGCAATAAGAGCAACAACGTCTTTGTCGAGATCGGGGGCGAGAGGCTTTGTTTGTCTGACGCTTGCCGCAAGTTTGGAGTGAAGCGACTGACTGCACGGAGCAGGCTATTCGATTTGGGCTGGACGCCAGAAGAGGCATTTGGCCTGCGTGAGAGGGGGTGCCCATGAACATCGGCGAAATCGCAGAGCGCTTCATCAGAGCGGCCGAGGTCGAGCGCGCCAGCCACGAACATGTCGGGCCAGCCCCGCTGCGTGCTCAGCAACTTCCCTATGTGCATGATCACGTCGACAAGAACGGATGGGGCAAGTCCCCATTGATGCGCGTCGTCAAGAAGGGGCGATTGATCCAAGGCGACTGGCTTGAAGTTGGCGAAGATCCATTGGCGGAGGAACGCAAGGCGTTCTGGGAGCGACTTGGCCTCATGCCCACCTCCGAGGAACTGTCCCAACTGGAAGGCCTCTATGACATGCTTATAAAGGTCGATGATCATGGCGAGCGCCGCGCTCTCCTTGCGTGGGCTCGAGCTAAGGTCGGAGGAAAGGCTTTTCGGCGCTGGTGCTTCCAGGTCGAAGGCATCCACCCGGAGACCGGTCGACGCCGGAAAGATCGCGCCCTTGCCAAGATTTCAACCGCGTTGGCCCGCAGCGATATCCAGAATAGCAAAACCGACTGTTCGACCCTGTTGCCATGTGACCATGAAATCAGCGATATTTTGGATACAGTCGAGGAAGACGCGGGCCGCAGAGAGGGCCTAAATAATTGGGCCGCAGACGATGCGTTTTCATCCTTCATTGCCGAACAGAAGCATGACTTTTCATGGGCGCAAAAGCGCAATGAGATGAGACGGCGCCAGCGTGAGAAGAAGCGGCAGCAGGCAGCATGAGCATTGCTCTGGCGATCTTGGGTGTGTGTCTTATGGTTTCCGGGGCGGTCATCGCAACAATTGCATTTGTGGAATCGCCTAAAGACGTAACGCCTAGGGAAGACCTAAAAGGCATTGCTTACATGTTGGGCGGGATCGTAATCGCCACCGTTGGCGCGCTTGTTTTTGTCTACGCGCATCAGTCGGCATAGAAATACCAGGGGAAGCCGCTGCGCCCCGACCTTTGACAGCGCTGGATACGCAACCAGCGCCAGCGGCCAAGCCGGGAGGGTAGCCTGGCACCAATTCGAGGCAATGCCTCACGAGATAAACCCCCGAGCGAAAAGTACGTTGGGCGGGATGGGCAATACGGCTCATCCCGCCTGCGATCGGCGGAAGAAATCAGGACGGCGACAGCGCAAGTCGGGACAGGCAGCTATTGCGAGCAAGGGCCTTGTCCAATCGGTTAAAAGGATGGGAAAATCCCGCGTAGACATCCAGCCGTTATGCGGCCCGATTACGGTCCGTTCCTGAGCAATATGCATAAAATGCACAGTGCCTTCAGTTGTTGCAAAAGGCGCAACAACTCACGCCACCCAAGCCAGAGCATCGGTCGCCGGTCTCTGGCTTTTTAAGGCTCATTGCGGATTGTCCATCGGATGCGGCTTACCGATCCGACAGCCACCCCCAACTGCTTGGCGATTTCTGAGTCCGGCAGCTTTGAAAATACCAATTCGGCGACCTTCGGCGCACGCCACCAACCGGCGGTGCGCTTGGTCTCCGCAACACGACCAACCATGGGCAGCGGCAGCACCGCACCTGAGGCTAGGGAGACATCAATTCTATCTAGGCGCACGTCCACGCGCTCTACGAGCTTTCGCACAAGACCTGTGATCTCGGCGCTTATCCTTGCTTCGGCCACAGTGTCTGTCTCGTGTGACCGCCGCTGGCGGGCAGCTTCGCGATAATCCGAAAATCCGGTCAGTTTCTCAACGAGCGCCACCACGGACGACTCAAGCTCGGGCGCGCGAAATCTGCCGGAGGGGCACGTTCCCGGTCCGTATCGCGCATCGAGTGCGGTGACGGTACAAGACCACGCGATCATTTTTCTTTCGCCGGTGGGGTAGGTTCGGGGGTATCGGAGTTCGCTGGGGCGTCGTTAGGCCGTTTGAATGCATCGGCAAGTCTGGATACGTCGAAAGTCTTTTGCTCGATCGAATCTTTCGGCAATGGGCGCTTCTCAGTTTCATTCGCCATTAGGGCCTCCCAAGTTGAAAAGAATCATAGGTAATCAATCATGGCGCGCGGTGGCAAGAGAATAGGTGCAGGGCGCAAGCCAGGAGCCGCTACAAAGCGAACGCGTGCAATTGCGGACCAGGCTAGCGCGGAAGGAATGACGCCGCTGGAGGTCATGCTGAAGGCAATGCGGGAGCATGCCGATAAGAAGGATTGGGACGCCGCGGCTTCGGTCGCCAAGGATGCGGCTCCATACATGCATGCCAAGCTGGCGTCTGTTCAGCATTCCGGGCCCAAGGGCGGACCGATCCAGACAATCGACCTTTCCAACGTGAGTGCTGATGACCTTGAACGCCTCGAAAGTCTCTTCGGTCCGCTTGCCGGTGGATCCGGCGGCGATGATGAGGGCGATACGAGCGGAAAAGGCACGCCGGCAGGCTAGCGCAGAACGGGAAAGGATTGCCAAAGATGCAGAGCGTATTCGCGCCAGATGCCAATCGCTATCCGGATTTGTCCGCGAAGCATGGCACGTCCTAGAGCCGACACAGCCATATATCCACGGCTGGCACATTGATGCGATCTGCGCCCATCTGGAGGCGATCACCAAGGGTACATTCCTTGCGATGGGGCTGTCTAACCGGCTCTTAATCAACGTGCCGCCGGGTACTATGAAATCTCTGCTGGTGTCTGTCTTGTGGCCAGCGTGGGAGTGGGGGCCGATGAGCCTACCCGGTATGAGGTTCCTATCGGCTTCGTATTCAGAGACGTACGTGAAGCGCGACAGCCGGCGCATGCGCGATCTGGTCAACTCGGAGTGGTATCAAAGCCTTTGGCCTGAAGTGAAGCTAACCCGGCTGGGTGAGGCATCGTTCGCCAATGACAAGACGGGGTTCCGTGAAGGGGTGCCGTTCCAGTCAATGACGGGCGGACGCGGAGACAGGGTTATCATTGATGATCCTCACTCGACGGAAACGGCGGAAAGCCCGGCAGAGCGACAGAGGACAACACGCATCTTTCGGGAATCGGTGCCGTCTCGTGTGAATGACCCGGAGAAGTCTGCAATCGTCGTGATCATGCAGCGGTTGCACGAAGATGACGTGTCCGGGCAGATCATAAAGCTTGGGCTTGGCTATCAGCATCTCATGCTGCCGATGAAGTACGAGACTGAGCGCCATTGCAAGACGGCCCTCGGCTTTACCGACCCCCGCTCTGCAGACGGAGAATTGCTTTTTCCTGAGCGTTTCCCTCCGGCGGTTCTTGAACGCGATCAGAAAGCGCTCACACCTTACGCCGTCGCCGGCCAATACCAACAGCGGCCGGTTCCTCGTGAAGGCGGACTGTTCAAGCGGGATTGGTTCAACGGAAAGATAATCCGTCAGGCAGCAACGGGAACGGTTTGGGTCAGGCATTGGGATTTGGCCGCCACCAAGAAGGCCACGGCAGCGCGCACGGCAGGCGTGAAGATCGGCCGGCAGCCGGATGGATCGTTCGTCGTCGGCCACGTCGTCAAGACACAGGACGAAGGCAACAAGGTCCGAACGCTGATCAAGGGCACCGCGGAAGTGGACGGCAAGGATATTGAAATCAGCCTTCCACAAGATCCGGGGCAGGCCGGTAAGGTCCAGGCTCAAGACATGATTGCCATGCTTGCGGGCTGGAAGGTGAGGGCCGAGCCGGAAACGGGTGACAAAGTCACTCGTGCCGAACCGTTCTCGAGCCAATGTGAGGCCGGGAATGTCTATCTCATCGCCGGTGATTGGAACGAGGATTATCTCGATGAGCTTTGCCTGTTCCCTGGCGGCTCGTTCAAGGATCAGGTCGATGCATCATCGGGCGCATTTGGTCGGCTGTTGAAAGCCGGCCGGACGAGCACCGCCCTATTCGGAACCTATGGAACCCGCAAATGACCGATAAGCAACCCGATGCGACGAGCAGCGATTATGATGCCATGGCTCCGTACTGGACCAAGGTGTCAACGATCCTGGCTGGCGCCGATGCGATGCGTAAGGCCACGCAATATCTGCCGAAGTTCATCCATGAGAGCGATCCTGATTATGATTTCAGGCGCCTTAACAGCAAGTTCACGAACATCTTCCGAGATATCGTTGAGAACCTGGCCGCCAAGCCTTTTTCGAAAGAGGTGGCGCTGGGAGCCAAAGCGACGGATCGGATAAAGAAGCTTGCCGAGAACATCACCGGCAGCGGGGATCATCTCCACATCTTTTCGGCCAACTGCTTCTTTCACGGGATAGCGAATGCCATTGATTGGATATTGGTCGATTACACCAAGAATGTTCCGGTCAACGCGACAATCGCTCAGGAGCAAGCGTTGGGGGTCCGCCCGTATTGGGTGAGGGTGCCGGCGCAGAACGTTCGGGCAGCCTATTCCGAAACAATCGGCGGCGTCGAAACCTTCGTACACATCCGCATCAAGGAAGATACGACAGAGCGCGACGGTTATGGCGAAAAGACCATCCAACGCGTTCGGATCCTTAACCGGGAACTGACGCGCGACGAAAAGGGCGAAGTGATCTCCGCGGCTGATGCAACGTGGCAAGTCATGGAGAAGCGGAAGGGCGCGAACGGCAAGGATGAATGGGTATCGGTCGGCGAAGGCCCGATCACCATCAAAGAAATCCCGATGGTCCCGTTCGTTACTGGACGCAGGATTGGCAATTCATGGCGGATCGTTCCGCCGCTTCAGGGTGCCGCCGATCTCCAGATCGAGCACTACCAGCAGGAATCAGGGCTGAAGTACGCCAAGGAGTTGACGTGCTTCCCCATGCTGGCCGGCAATGGCGTGACGCCGGATACCGGAGACGATGGGGCGCCCAGACCGGTTCCCGTCGGCCCAAAGTCGGTTCTCTATGCCCCAGCAAATGGTGAAGGTCAGCACGGTGAATGGAAATTCATCGAGCCATCGGCGCAATCGCTGAAGTTCCTCGCCGAAGACGTGAAGGAGACAGGGCAGCAGCTTCGCGAGCTTGGCCGCCAGCCCCTAACGGCTCAGACTGGCAATCTCACAGTGGTCACGACTGCATTCGCGGCTCAGAAGGGCAATTCAGCAATCCAGGCATGGGCGCTGAACCTCAAAGATGCGCTTGAGAACGCGCTGCGCCTTACCGCCCTTTGGCTGAAAGAGGAAATCGAAGCCGAAGTCACGGTTCATACCGATTTCGATGTCGAGACGGACAATGTTGAAGGCATGAAAGTCGTCCTCGACATGAAGAAAGAGGGCTTGATCTCCCGAAGCGCGGCCGTCGCGGAAGCCAAGCGCCGCAATATCCTCTCGCCCGAATATGACGACGAAGAGGACATGGACAAGATCCTTGAAGAGGTGCCGGGCGCGGACGGCGATGAAGATATCACCGCATCCGCCACGCCTCCGATCGATGATCCCGACGATCCGGCCCTGACGCAAGCTGCCTAAACTCATCCAATAGAAGGGAATATCTCATGCGCTTCATCAGCGTCGTGTACGCCTTGCTGTGCCTTCCGCTACTGGCGGTCGCTCTTTTCATCTCTCCGGTGATTGTACCTTCTCTCTTTTTGCTGGCGGCTGCCGTGCCTGGATTTGCAGCGTTCAAACGCACCAGCGGGAAGCGCTCTTGGAACATTGCCTCATATCATTCACCGCACAGCCTCACATGGCGATGGCTGATCGGCTTATCGCTCGGTAGCGTGGGTTCTCGACCGCGCCTCTACATGACGCCCAGCCACCATTATCCCGGCATGAAGAACCCTTTCGTGGCATTCGCCTTCAACGTTGGCTTCGCCGGGGCAAGCGCATCTACCAACAATTACGGATGGCAGTTTGGCGCTTGGATGCTCGGGGTTCACCTCAATTTCAGTCAGCAGAGGCCCATGTGGTATCGCGACATGATCCAGCGAGCGTGGAACGAGAAAGACGATGCTGCCCGCGAGGCCAGCCGCCTACGTCAAGGTGTGGATGCTTTAGCCCGCGCCGAATATCATGACGGTGTAAGCCCCGGTGCAGCTGCACGGCAAATGTGCCGCAGCCTTCCACAATCTTCGATGCTCAAGCGAATGCTCGAGGACATGCTCGCAGAAGCAAACCGAACTCATCATGACCGATATCGCATCCTCCAAGCTTTTGACGATGCCGCGCCTGATGCCGCGATGGAAGCCCGCATGGCCAGCTTTAGATACATGAACCGGATTGAAGACGAGGCGATACACGCGCCAGAACCGGGGCAACGCATACCTCTGCACTGAATTTCACTGGCCCGCATTAGCGGGCTTTTTTCATGCCCTGACGCGGATGCTGAGGGGTGGACGGGCTGGATAGCCCATAACGTAGGCCGGATGGCCGGGAAGAAGACGATGAAGCTCAAGATCATCACGATTGAAGGAAAGTCCTACGCCGAAGTGCAGGACGATAAACCTGTTTATGTTCACGAAGACGGTAAAGAGGTGGCATTCGACGCCGCAACGACCGTCGCCACGATCTCCCGGCTGAATGGTGAGGCCAAGACCCACCGGGAAGCCAAAGAAGCCGCAGAAACCAAACTCAGGGCATTCGAAGGCATTGAAGACGGCGAGGCCGCCCGTAAGGCGCTCGAAACCGTCAAGAACCTGAAAGACGGTGATCTCGTGACCGCCGGCAAGGTTGAGGAAATCAAGGCCGCAGCCAAGAAAGCCGCAGAAGAGCAGGTCGCCCAGGCGGCCAAGGCCAGCGGCGAACAGATCCAGACGCTTCAGGGCGAGCGGGACAAGCTTCGTGATGACCTCTACGGCGAGAAGATCGGCGGCGCGTTCTCCCGGTCAAAGTTCATTTCCGACAAGGTGGCGATCCCGGCTGACCTGCTTCAGGCGCAATTCGGGCAGCGCTTCAAGGTCGAGGACGGCAAGACCGTCGCCTATGACGCGGCCGGCAACAAGATTTATTCCCGCACCAAACCCGGCGAGATTGCCGAGTTCGATGAAGCGCTTGAAACCATCATCGACGGCTACGCCCACCGTGATGCCATCCTGAAGGGGACGGGCAATGCAGGCGGGGGCGCGAAACCCGGCAACGGTCAGGGTGGCGGACCAAAGACAATCAGCCGCGGCGAGTTCGAAGGCCTCGATCCGTCGAGCCGCGCTGCGAAGATGAAAGAGGGTTTCACCGTAACCGAGTGAACCCGAACTATTTGCCGCGACCCGGATAGGTGGCGGTGTGCCGGGCTGGATAGCCCAACCAACCCCAAAACATCGCCACTTCATGCCACGAAAGGGCAATCACAATGGCAAATTCGATTACGGGTCTTTTCCCGACCCTCTACAATGCACTCGATGTCATTTCCCGCGAACTGGTCGGGTTCATCCCTGCCGTTTCCTCGGATATGACTTTCGCTCGCGCCGCCGTTGGCCAGACGGTCATGTCACCGGTCGCACCGGCATCCACCGCAACCGACGTTACCCCCGGTGTCACGCCGCCCGACGACGGCGACCAGACCATCGGCAACGTCCAGATGACCATCACCAAGGCCCGGCGCGTACCAGTCCGCTGGAATGGTGAGCAGAAACTCGCTCTCGACAACAACGGCGCCAGCTACAACATCATCCTGCGCGATCAGTTCGCTCAGGCCATGCGCACGCTGTGCAACGAGGTTGAAGCCGATCTGGCCGCTCTCAACGTCTATGCGTCCCGAGCCTATGGCACGCCCGGTACGCCGCCGTTCGCCACGAACCTTGCCGACACCGCTCAGGTTCGCAAGATCCTGTCGGACAACGGCGCTCCGATGAGTGACCTTCAGATGGTCATTGACACGTCTGCCGGCGCCAACATGCGGACGTTGACCCAACTCTCCAAGGCAAATGAAGCGGCTGATACGTCGCTTCTGCGCCGCGGCGTGCTGCTCGATGTGCACGGCTTCGCGATCCGTGAATCCGGTCAGGTCAAGACTTCGGTTCCCGGCACGGGTGCGACTGCCACCACGGATGCCACCGGTTACGCTGCGGGCGCGACCGTAATTACTCTCGCAGCTGCCGGCACCGGTACGATTGTCGAGGGCGATGTGGTCACGTTTGCGGGCGACACTAATCAGTACCTCGTTGCTTCCGGCGATACCGATGTCTCCGCCGGCGGCACGATCACGTTGGCTGCTCCCGGCCTTCGCCAGGCCATCCCTGCGGCCGCTACCGCGATCACCATCGCTGCCGGCTCTGCTCGCAGCCTTGGCTTTGCTCGTTCGGCAATCGCACTGGCGACCCGTGCCCCGGCTCTCCCCGAGCAGGGGGACATTGCCCGTGACCGCACACTGGTCACCGACCCGGAGTCAGGCCTCACCTTCGAAGTCGCGATGTATCCGCAGTACCGGCAGATGCAATACGAGGTGTCGCTGGCCTGGGGCGTCAAAGCCATCAAGCCGGAACATATGTGCGCTCTGCTGGGCTGATCAGACCAATGGCCGGGGCTTCGGCCCCGGTTCCTCCCTCTCAAATCATTGGAGCTCTCAATGCGCAATGAAACCATTCACGTGAAGCCATGGTCTAAGGATCAGGGTGAATACGTCATCATCAACAAGGCCGACTTCGACCCGAAGCGCCATGAGCTTTTCGAGGAAGCCGCACCGGTTAGTGTACCCGCATCGACTTCCGATTTCGTTGACGGTGAGGCTTTTTCCGACGATCAACTCCGAGACATCATCACCAAGGCCAGCGGAGCCGCGCCGCATCATCGCACAGGCCGTGACAAGCTCATTGAGCAGTTCAACGAACTCCAGGCGAAATCGGAGTAGCCGATATGACAACCTTATCCGCTGGTAATAGCCAGACACAGACGCTGCCGGCCTATGACACGCTGACCTTGATCACATCGAGCGAAGGCGTTGGATCGGTTGTTCGCCTCGGCGACACTCCCGGTCAAGAGGTGCAGGGGATCACGGCTGTTGCAGCGGGTTCGCCTGTCATCATCGGCCCATATGCCGCCTTGACGCGATACAATATCATTTGCCGCGCAGGTTCCATCTCATACGAGATTGCACGGGCTGATTTCGCGACTGAGGGTGAGATCGGACAAATTCCATGGGATGACATTCAGGATAAGCCTGACTTCGGCACCGCGGCTGAGGCTGACACCGACGACTTCGCCACAGCGGCGCAGGGCGCGCTTGCGGAAAGTTCCGTTCAGGTTGGCGGCCAAGCTCCGGCATCGGCCCTTGTGCTCGGAACGACCAATGAGCAGGGCGTCACGGTATTGGTGAATGGCAATGAAATGCTGGTCATCGACCCGATCGGGAATGTCGGTATTGGTGTATCTGATCCTGAAGCCCCTCTTGCGGTGGCTGGCGCGATTACGGTTGAAGCGGGAGCCGTTGCAACCAAGTTTGATCCGACATCGGGAGCCGATCTTTCTGTCGGCACCGTATCGAGCCATCCCGTCCATATCATTACGGGCGGCACTACCGGTCTGTCTGTGCAAGATGGTCTGTCCGTGTTCGCAACGCCATTCATGGGCGGCGGCTACATGGGCATCACGGGGGGCTCTGAATTCCCCACTATTCCGACGAATAGCGGCGTATGGGCAGTCTCTGGTGACGGCACAAGTCAGCTTATCCTCTCCGATGCCACGTTAACGGCCGGCAATCAGCGCGCCGTATTCCAGTGGAGTGCGTCAGCAGCTTCGCTTGGGTTCCTGAATGAAACGGATGGAACGGTAGTTTCTGCCATTACCTTCAATGGTGGCGCGGCGTCCGGCATCGCTAGTCTGACCCTCAATAGCGCTGATGGTCAAATATCGGCTGCCGCTGGCTATACGCCGGATGCCGACCAATCGATTGCCACGAAGAAATATGCCGATGATCTAGACACGGCAAATGTCAAGCTTACTGGCGATCAGACAATTGCCGGCGTCAAAACGTTCTCAAGCGTGCCTGTGCTCCCATCGGCGGATGCATCTACGGACGATGAGGCGGTTCGAAAGGCGTTGCTTGACGCTCGGTTAAGCGCCGCACAGCGAACGGCGATCGATGCCCTTGTTTCTCCCGTTACTGATTACGCAGATTTGGCGGCAGCAACAGCAGCCATCAAGAGCGTTATCGACGCCCTGAAGGCCACATGAGCAACGTTGTATCATTTCCCGCAAAGGACACCGACCGGGTGGTTTGGCGCTGCAATTGCGGTTGCTTGACGCATTTCGTGCGCGCTGATTACGAACTTGAATGTGCTCAATGCGGCAATCTCTCAACTTCAATTTCGGGCGAGTGGCGCAAGAACGTGCCTGACGTGCCGGCAGTCGTGGCGGATGTCGAGGCCCGCGACATCAAGGTAACTGATCTCAATTCATCAGAGGCAGCCATCAGGCGCGTTCTGTTGAAGGCCGATCCGGATACGCTCGCCGTGCTCGTCACGCTCCACAAGGACGGAACCATGTCGGTTTGGGGCATCGATCTAGACACGCCGGAAGAACAAGCATGGTTCGATGCCCAAATGGCCGCCGCCAAGGCGATGCTGACGCCGAAAGGATGACGAATGCCATTCATCGTTGAAACCGGTTCAGGATCTACCGACGCGAACGCCTTCTGGGGTGTTGCGGAGATCGATGCTTATCATCTGGAGCGTGGCAATACGGAATGGACCGGCGATGTTGCGGACAAGGAAGCCGCGATTATCCGTGCAACGTCGGTCCTGTCGAACTCCTACCAGTGGCAAGGATACAAGCGGAACGGTCGTCCCCAGGCATTGGCATGGCCTCGCGTCGATGTTGTCGATTGCGAAGGATGGGGCGTGGCCTTTGATGAGGTGCCGAAGGAAATCAGGTACGCGACCGCCGAAATTGCACTGCGCGAGTTGATCACGCCGGGAATTATGACGCCGGATTTCGTCGCCTCCGAACAGGTAAAGCGTGAGAAGGTCGGGCCGCTCGAGGTGGAGTATCTCAATTCCAACACGTCAGAAGATGCCGCGCGGCCGGTCCTGCTTATCGTTCGCGATCTGATCGGGTGCCTCCTGGGCAACAGCGGCGGGAATTCACTGGTTGGGCAGGCGTACCGGGTATGAGCAAGTTCAACTATCCAAAATCACAGGCCACCGCAGATCGTCTGCTCAAGAAGTTCGGTCAGAATGGGCAGATCGTCCGGGATGTTCAGGCCGGCGGCGATCCGTGGAACCCGACCGATCCGACAACGGAGACATATCCCTGCACGCTGGCGGTGCTTGTTTATGACGACAAGGATATTGACGGAACGCTGATCAAGGCCACCGATAAGAAAATCTATATGTCCTCGAAAGGCTTGGCGATCGAGCCGACGACAACCGACAAGATCGTGATCGGTGGCGCGTCCCATACCATCGTGAAAGTGAAGCCGCTTAATCCGGCGGGGTTGGTCGTTTTCTACGAGGCCCAGGTTCGCCGCTGAAAAGGTTCTGTTCATGCTCCGTTAACAATCAAAGGCGCACCACTCGGCGGATCGTTAAAAGGAGTTGACTATGAAGAGGTTCGTTTCTCTATTTGTTGCAGGAATTATGTCGGTCTTCATGGGGCTGACTTCGCTTGGCGCGGCATCAGCGGCGCCGGCCTCGGTTCAGGTCACTGCTGCTTCGAACGTTGTCCAGGTTCAGCATAGCGAAAAGCGCCGCTATGGACATCGGAGCGTGAGAAAGAAGCATTGGGGGCGCCATGATCGTCGCGATCATCGCTATGAGACCCGTCGTGATCGTCGCGGGTACTGGAATGGCCACCGTGGCTACCGCAACCAGCGCCGCGGCTATCGTCGCCACCGCGATGGATATTGGTACCCACGGGCGGTATTTCGCCGTTACAACTGATCCTCAGCTCTGAGGTATGCGAAGGCGGTCCATGTGGGCCGCCTTTTTCGTATGGAGAGATGAATGCGCACGCACCCTTTCAATCCTGAGAAGGTTAGCTAATGGCGAGCAATCGGAGCATCTTCGATCAGCTGCTCGACAAATACGACCGAGTTCTTGCGGAAGCGTTCTTTCAGGGCGTGGACGCGATCAAATCCGCTATTACCCTTCGCATTGTGGTGGAGCGATTGGAGCGCGGGGATGTAGCCGGCGCAGTCGAAGCAATGCATCTTGAGCCCGAGGCATTCTCGGCTTTGGAACTGGCTTTCACTGAAGCCTATAACAACGGCGGCATCAGCCTGGTTGAAAACCTGCCGCAGTTGAAAGACCCCGAGGGAAACCGGGTGGTTTTCCGCTTCGGCGTTCGCAACTTTGCCGGTGAAGCATTCTTACGGGATCACTCCGCGCAGTTGGTGACGCGGATTATCGAAGATCAACGCATTGCAATCCGCGCCGCTCTGGAAACCGGTCTATCGGAAGGTCGCAACCCTCGCTCCACGGCTCTTGATGTTATCGGGCGCATAAATAGAACTTCAGGCAGGCGTGAAGGTGGCATAATCGGCCTGACGAGCCCACAGGAGCGTTTCGTCGCCTCGGCGCGTGCGGAGTTGCTTTCTGGTGATAGCGCGCTCCTACGCAACTACCTGACACGCCAACGCAGGGATAAGCGGTTTGACCGGTCAATTCTCAAGGCGATTGCCGAAGAGGCTCCGTTGCCCGCAGATATGGTGAACCGGATCGCCGGTCGCTATTCCGATCGATTGCTTGAACTCCGCGGCGAGATGCTGGCGCGAACGGAGACCATGGCCGCACTCGGAACGGCAAGAGAGAACGCCATGCGCCAGCAGATAGATGCCGGGAAAGTTGCCGAACAAGACGTGCAAAAGATATGGCGATCGGCCGGCGATAGTCGCGTGCGACATACCCACCGTGTGCTCAATGGCAAATCTGTCGGATTTGATGAGACATTCCTGAGCGTTTCAGGCGCTCGATTGAGATATCCAGGCGATCCGAAAGCGCCAACGAGCGAAATCGTCGGCTGCCGTTGCCATATCGAATATCGCGTCGATTATTTCGCTTCCGTTGTCCGAAACTATAGGGCGGCGTGATGGCAAAGCTTTCATTCAGCGCTCAGGTTGCAGCCTTTGCCGAGAAGATACCAGGTGCAGTGGAGTCCGTGTTTAAGGAATCGGTGCAAGAGGTCGTTGCCGAAATGCAAACACCGAAGGATGCGGGCGGCAGAATGCGCGTCCATACGGGCTTCATGAGAGCATCTTTAATGGCTTCAACGGCTGCAATGCCATCGATCAATCCATCGGCACGTCCACCGGCTGGAACTGAGCCGAAATCCATCCCCTACGTTGAGGATTCAATAGAGGCGGTGATAACTGGCGCCGACATCAACGACACGCTTTATTTCGGATATACCGCCGCCTATGCCGGCTACCGGGAATACGGCACAAATGGACAGCCGGCGGATGCATTCGTTCGGCTTGCCGCGCAGAACTGGTCAGAAATAGTGGATAGGAAGGCCAAGGAGCTTAAGGGCCGTCTGGGTCTTTAATAGCGACATTCTTATCGCTGTCGTCATCCATAGCCTTAAGCAAGCCCATTTGCAGAAGCGTCAGCGCGCGCCGCGCAGCCTTCAAACTCGTATCGCCACGAACGGTTTCACCTTCTTCCTTGCCGATGGCGAGAAGGGCGGAATGTAACCGGTCGTAGGCTTGCTCATCATTCAATTTATCGGCCATTGCCGGAAGGATTACCACGATGGCCGAGACGGTAGAAGCCTCAATTGCCGATATGCTGTTCGCTCATCTGGCCGGATTGGTTCTGAACCCGGTTCTGCCGGTTACATATCCTGGCGTTTCGTTCACGCCTCCAGACGGTGCGTATATCAAGGCTGATTTCATTCCGAACCGAACCGGCAACATCGGATTGGCCGACGATGACGACGCCCTTCACAGGGGCATTCTACAGGTATTGGCGATCTATCCGGTCAATGTCGGCGTGGTCAGGCCAACAGATACAGCGGGTTTGGTTGCTGCACACTTCGCCAAGGGAACCGCCCTCTATGGTTCAGGCGTCAAGGTGAAGATTTACCAGAAACCCTCTGTAGGTGCCCCGATGACCGAACCTGACCGGATCAATGTCCCGGTCACGATCTTGTATCAATCCTTCAACTAGCAGGAGACAATCATGGCAAACTCAAACGCCGGCAGCAAATTCTATTGCTGCGTCACTCCACAGCCTACCGATCTCACGCAGGCTGAATTTGAAGCCCTGACATGGGTTGAGGTGAAAAACGTCGGGTCCGTCGGTGAAACGGGCCTCAATACGAACGTCCTGACCTATGACACGCTCGATACCGATGTAAGCCAGAAGTCAAAGGGAATCTCTAATGCAGGCGATCCGGCCATTGAGGTGGCTCGTGTTGCTGCAGATCCCGGTCAGATGGCGATGCGTACGATTGCGGCAACTCGCTACTACTATCCGTTCAAGCTCGAAAAGGCTGACGCACCGACGGCGCTGATGACCAATACCATTGTCTATAACCGCGGGCTTATCACCGGCCCGACGCGCCCGAACGGTCGAAACGAAGATTTCGACCTTGAGATTTTCACGCTGGGCCTTGTCCAGAAGGAAGTCGTCGTTGATCCCGCGACAATTTGAGGACTGAGACATGGACATTCTATCAATTCAGCCCGGCACTCTGTCGGTCGATATCAAGCACCCCGCGACCGGAGAGCCTATCGGGCTTTCGGTGCAATGCGTCAGTCTCGAGGATGACCGGGTAAAGCTCGTGGAGCGCCAGATCAAGAACAAGGCGTTTCGCAGCGGTCGCAGCACGGTCACGGCCGAGAAGATCGAAGACAACACCATCGAAATCTTGGCGGCGGCTATCGTCGGCTGGACTTGGGCGGAAGGCCTGGCGCTTGGCGAACTGAAGAACCCACCGCTGAACAAGCCCAACGTCGGGAAACTTCTGTCGGTGACGTGGATTGCCAAGCAGATCGATACGGCGCTGGGAGACGAAGCCGCTTTTTTTACGACATAGAGGATGCGCTATCCAGGGCGATAGCTCATCACGTCAGATATGAATTCGAGGACAAAAACGGGGAAACCCGGCGAGAGCGCAACATTCGCTTCGGTCGGGACGATCTAAACCCGGATATCGAGATCCAAGAAGATCACGGCCATCTCTGGGATTGGTTTTGGGACTTGAGTTCATCCCGATCCATTGGGTTCAACGGACCTAACCCGATCTCTGTCACTGACATTGCTAATTGGGCGGCTCTTACGGGCACCATAGTACGCCGGGAGGAAGTCGGAATCATCCGGGCGATGGATGCCGCTTACATCAGTGCTGTTGCCGAAGAGCATGCGACTGAAACCGGAAAGGAATGAACATGACCAAAAAGAGAAAGGCGCCCGTTGAGGCGCCATTCGTGATTAAGGACGGAGCCATCTATATGACGGTCGCCAGATTTGAGGTGAGGTTATCAAAATGAAAGTAAGAAAATGCGGTGCGAACCTCTTTGTTGAGGATGGCGAAACTGCGCACATCCTACTCTTTTCGGGCGAGCCCGGAGCGAGTAGCGCCTATAATACCCTGAAGGACTCGGATACCTATCCCGAGACTCTCAGCCTCGGCGTCGATGGAAATTCCTTGGGTGATAGTCCCCTTAGCCTCGGTGATTAGCTTTCTCTCAAGATCATCTAACCAGGGTCCTGGAGCATTTCCGTGATCTAGCGCCATTGTTTCAATGGTCTGGCGAAGCGCAGTCCCCATAATTGCGCTGATTGCTTCATAATTCGGGACGGTCCGCGCAAACTGAAAATGAGCGAACGGTGTTGGTTCTGACATAATAGCCCCCATAGGTTGAAACAGGGGCAGATAAGCAAATCAAAAGGCGAGAGTCGAGAGGCTAAGCCGCTTCGTTTTTCGGTGTCACATTCAGATGAATGCCGAGTGCCTTAACGACGCCGAGCAGGGTAGAAAGCCGCGGGTCACCTTTCTCACTGAGCGCCTTGTAAAGGGCCTCGCGGGTGACGCCGGCCTCCTTGGCGACAGCTGTCATTCCAACGGAGCGGGCAACGTCGCCGAGGGCATTGGCAATCAGGGATGCATCGCCATCTTCAAAGGCAGCCTCAAGATAGGCAGCGCGCTCTTCCGGGGTCTTGAGGTGGTCGAGTACGTCGAAACGAGTTGTTTCAAGGGGCATTTCAAATCTCCTTTGCCATCTGCTTCGCAAGCGCAATGTCACGGCTCTGCGAGGATTTGTCGCCGGCGCACAACAGGATGACAACGGCCTTTCCTGCCGTGACAAAGTACACCCGATAACCTGGGCCGTAGGTGATCCGCATTTCGCTTACGCCTTCACCAACGGCTTTTACGTCACCCGGATTGCCAAGCTCCATGCGACGGATGCGCGTGACGATCCGAGCGCGCGCGTTGTGGTCACGAAGCTCGCTGAGCCATTTAACGAATGTGGTGGTTTGGCGGACTTCGATCATGTGTAATTTATAGTTCACACCATGCCGAGCGTCAAGGGAATTGTAAACTATAGATTACATGCCGCAATGATCGGATACTGGCCGCAGCTTGAGCGGCTCTTCCCACCAATCAGAGCGCCCTACGGGGCGCTTTTTCATTTCTTGAGGTAGCTGCGAATTGTTAGCCAGTCGCGGCAACGATGAGGCTCATGGGGTTACAAGCCGATCCTCTTTATCGCCACAAACGTCGCATTGCCAAACCTCATCCTTGGCACCCAAGCTACCGAATGGCCCTTTCGACGGAACGGATGACTTACGCCGAACGGCTGGTTCACCACACGCGGGGCAGATAGCACCCGGCGCCGTCTTTGGCGCTCCCATCAAGATATCGATCCGGGAGCGCAACTCCCGGTTTTCGGCTTCCAGCGCATCCATACGCCTGGGAAGCTCTTTCACCGTTCTCCAAATTGGAACCTGATCAAGGATTTTCAGAATGTCCGAAACAGAAATCAAAACTCGCCCCCGCGAAATTGGAATAGACCCTGAGTTGCAGGCGATGCTGGACTATTTCGGCGAACGAGTCGAGACGGTGATTATCGAGCATGAAGCAAATGGGATGACAGCCAGGTCCATCGTAAACCTCAAGGCCCCTAAAGCCGCCGATGAAGGGCAGGCATCCTCTTACGATACCTTCGAGGGCGACTTAGAAGAATATATGGTTGCGTGAGGATTATTTTTCGCCCTTGATGCCGCCCCGAGCCATCAGCCGCTTAACGATCATGTCGGCGAGCGTTGACGGCGGTCATTTGTCGGAGTTGCGGCTCGCGCTAGAATGGGATTTCGTCATCCAGATCCTTGGCGGACTTCTTGTCTGCCGAGTATGGCGGCCATGGAATTGTGTTGTACTCGTCCTCAATGCTTACGGTCCCGTCGGTCTGAATGCTGATGTTATATCCATTGGTCATTCGAAACGTAATAGAATCTCGCTCAAACTTAAGTTCTGTAATGAGCGGGTGACCCACAAGCACGTCCCTCGCTACCTCGGCAGGCATCCGCAGCGCTTCCAGGCGTGAGAGAAATCTCTTTATGATGGTTTCGTAGGTGTCTCGGCTTTTAAGCGCCTCATCTAGCAGCTTTCGAACCGCTTCTACCTCTGATCCGTAACCCTTCTCATTTTGAAAGGCGACGATCCTATCAACAAGCTCTTGCGGCAGCACGTAAACGCGCCGAAGAGTGGCTTCTTTTTCCTGTACCATCGCAATCCCCAGATAAATGCACATTCCAATTGACATGCGCTTGACACGATTGCAATTGTCAGCCAGATTAACATTGCAATGTCACAGGAGGTTGCAATGACTACGCCGTACCAAGCAGCACAAAAGCACAACCGCCCGATGGAGCGGATCGTGTTCCACCTCCCAGCGGAAGAAGTCGAGGCTTTGGATGCGTGGGGCGTGCCGGCAGGAATGCCGAGCAGAGCAGAGACGATACGAACTCTGCTTAGAAAGGGTCTGGAAGCAGTCGCAGGAGAAGACAGCTAACCCGGAGAACGATGGCGGGACGTACGGTCTTTGAAGCCAGTCCCGCCATCGTTTCACTGAAAAACCGCTCTGACCAGCGGTCCTTCCCTTCAACCCGGTAAAAGAGGTACCGAGATGAATACAGATATCAATAATCCATTCCCGGCAGTTGGAAAAGGCCAAATCGGCGGACAACTCGTGCAGACGGTTAATGCACGTGAGTTGCATGCCTTCCTTAAGGTGCACACCCGTTTCAACGACTGGATCAATAATCGCATTCGCGAGTTCGGTTTCGTTGAAAATCAGGACTATGTGTCGCTTACTGAAAATTTAGTAAGCGGGGGCTCGCGGAAGGAATATTACATCACCCTCGATATGGGTAAAGAGCTTGGCATGGTCGAACGCACGCCAAAGGGCAAGGAGGTGCGTCAGCACTTCATTGAATGTGAGCAGCAGCTAAAACTCGGGACCGCAATTCCCACCACGGCTGAAGCATTTGCCAGCGCCTTCCAGATGATCGCCAACGCCGAGCGTACACAGACGCAACAGGCCAAGGCCATCAGCAGGCTTGAGCAGCAGGTGGAAAGGGTTGAGATCGCGCAGACCGTATTGAGGCAAAGGCCATCAAACGCGGAAGGTATAACGCACATCCGTTCTCGGATTGGCCGGTTATACGGGCTCTCGGCGAATGTAATTGATGAGGTCATGCGCCAGTCGCCTTACGCGCCAAAGCCTGCCGGAATGGTCCGCAACGACCATGGAGACGCCGACGGCTCACTTTATGCCGTATTTTGGCAGAAGGACATCACGAAGACGTTCGACCGGTTCGTAGATGAATGTAAGCCTGATACGGCGTTCCTGTTCACCCATCCTTTCATTGAAGGCCGCTTTCGCGTGGCCAGAAAGCCTGTGGTGGCATGATGGACTTTTTCGCACCTACGATCCAGGCAGACGTTCTGCAATCACCTGACCTTCGTGTTGTTCCCATCCTCGGCGACAGGATGACCCCCACATTAAAAGGTGATCGGGATTACGCCTTGATGCGCCCTGTCTCGACATATCGCGGCGAAGGCATCTACTGCGTTAGCGATGGCATTGGCTTCGACTTCTTCAGGGTTGAAGCGACAATGGACGGAAAACGGGGATTGCGTCTGTTCGGCGACAACGAGATGTACGCCGATCGGTTCTACACCATTGAAGAATTTGACTGTTGCGTCCTCGGCATTGTCGTCGTGGACCTAAAAGTCAGAAACGAACGGCTGCTCGCGGCAGCCTGACCATACCAACAACTGAATACCCTTGACCAAAGGGATTAGGCGCGAACATCGAGACCTCCTTGGGCCTCGGTTTCGCGGAAGCGAACCACTGCGCCTAGTGGCTTGGTCGGCCGGGCGCTCAAGGAGACCAGATCATGGCTATTGCAAAGAAGCAGGAAATTGGAATTGAACTGCCGAAGCTTGATATCAGGCTTATGGAAGTGACGATTGTCGGCGACAGCCCGCTTATCGTCCACGCGTGGTCCGAAAAGGCCAAGCGCGAAATGCTCGGCAAACAGATGAAGGAAGCTAAAGGCGCAAAGGAAGCCAAAGATCCGAAGGCGGATTTCGATAGCTCGCTCTATCGCCTTTCGGATGGAGGTTACGGCTTTCCTTCGATCGGCTTCAAGGCAGCGGCGGTCACGGCCTGCACGTCCGTTGCCGGAATTACCAAAATTGCCGCTCGACAGGCCTTCCACATCCTGGGTGAGGATGTTGACGTTCAAGGTGCTTTCGAAGGGACAAAGGCGCGTAACAATCTGGTTCGCATCTATGGCGGTGAGCCATCTATGCGTGAAGATATGGTTCGCGTCGGAATGGGAACTGCGGATCTTCGATATCGAGGCGAGTTCGCCGACTGGCACGCTAAGATATTGGTCCGCTACAACGCCAATGTTTTGAGCGAAAGCCAAATCTTGAACATCATCAATGTTGCGGGCTTCGCCGTCGGCGTAGGCGAGTGGCGCCCTGAGCGAGACGGCATGTCGGGAATGTTCCACGTCGCTAGCGAGAGTGACCTTTCGAAGCTGGAGGCTGCATGATGAGGATCGCCGGTTTCGAATTCGCCGATGGCGCCCGGTTCCAGCCGGGCGCTGAGAGGAACGCAAAACTCGTTGGTGGGCATCTGGAAATGCTCCGAAAGAAGTTCAAGGGCGAACTTACGCCGGAGGACGTTCTCGCAGATGCCAAACACGACAATTCCCCGCTCCATTCATTTTTCGAGTGGAGCGATACGGAGGCTGCAAATCAATTTCGCCTCCAACAGGCGAGGGGGCTCATTCGGGCAGTTGTCGCGATCTACGTCAGCGACGACAAACCCGCGGTTCGGCAAAAGGCCTATGTTCATATCGCTGAGCCATCGGCACCGCATTACCGCGAAGCGTCCCACGCTATGAGCCAGAAAAAGACGCGGCAGCTTGTGCTTCAAAGAGCGTGGCGGGAACTGCAACAGTGGAAGCAGCGGTACAAGGATATGAAGGAATTCAGTGACTTATTCGAGGTCATTGATGAAGTTGAAAAGCATCTTCCGGCATCGTCAAAATCAGCGCACTGATGCATCGAGTTATGCCGAGAGTTCTCAAAATCAACCTCGGGCGCTAAGATGGCGGATATGGCAGGCGTGGCACGGTAGGGCTAGTTCAGGCGGGGCGACGCGGGGAATGGCTGGCGCGGCAAGTTTTGGTCAGGCTAGGCAAGGCTTGGCAAGGTGTGTTGAGGCAGGCATGGCAAGGTAACGAGCGGTGGGGCAACGCTTGCAATGGCATGGCAAGGAGGTCTTGTTGAGGCAGGCAACGCATGTTGAGGCGAGGCTGGTCAAGTTGGGGACTGGCACGGCTGGCGAAGTGGAAAGGGCGCCCTAAGGGGCGCCTTTTTTCATAGCGCCATCATACAAAGCGCAGGAAACAGGCCCAAGTAGCTCGGGTTTATCTCCCGGCTTATCGGCTATTGCCTGCGCAACAAACTCTTCCGCTTCTCCTTCGGTGTATCCCTCGCCCATGAGCCTGGGTTTAGCAACGTTGATGGCCTTTTGAACCAAGGTATCGTCATCCCTCTGGATTGAGCATTCCTTGGCTGTGACTAGGAGAAATGCAGATTCAACAGTGGCCCGTTCCCTCGGGGTAGCTGTTTCAGGATCATAGGTTTTGGTTTGAGCGGACGCTGCAGATGTGGCCGCCGCCACAGCGATTAAAATCCATAAAACACGCACTGTTCATCCCCCGATTTCAGATCGGCGGGACGCTACAGCACGTTTGAATGTAGGTAAAGCACATGACCGACATCGCAACCCTAGGTATCGAAGCGAAAGCATCTGGCGTAGATCAGGCGTCAAAGTCGCTCGACAAACTGACGACGGCCGCCAAGCGCGCGGAAGCTGCTACGGAATCGCTCGGTCCGACAGCGAGTAATTCGGGTAAGATGGCGGCGAACGCGGCCAATGCGTCGGCAAATGCACTGAATGCAGAAGCGTCCGCGGCTAACCGGGCGGCCGGCGCACTGCGCGCCCACAGTCAGGCGGCGAACCAGAACACTCGGGGACTTGTCAAGACGCACAACACGGCCAATCTTGCCGCCCAAGGCTTCGATATCTTCACGACAGCAGCAGGCGGCATGAGCGCCGGTTTGATCGGCATGCAGCAGGGTTTGCAAATAGCCCAGGTCGCGATGACATCGACCGATGGATTTGCCAAAACCTTGGCTGCATCGTTTGCAGCGATGCTCTCTCCCGTGACGTTCATCGCCATCGGTTTGACGACGTTGGTTGCTGCCGGAATCCAGATGGTCGATTGGGCAAAGGCCGGATCGGCTGCGCTCGTAGGCATTGCCGATGGTCTTGAAGTGATCGCGCCTTACGCAACAGCCGCAGCGGGAGCGCTGGCGCTGATCTATGCGCCGTCAATCGTTGTTGGAATGATCAACATCATTGCCCTTCTGGCGCGCATCAGTGTGGCTGCTCTTGCGATGGCGGCATCATTCACCGCGGCTTGGCTGGCTGCTCTGGGTCCCGTCGGTCTGCTCATCACGGGCATCGCAGCGGTTGGAACGGCAGCGTACCTCCTCCGGGATGAAATCAAGTCGGCAATCGGCGTTGATGTTGTGGCGATAATTCGAGACAGCGCAAACTTCATCGTTAACTCATTCGAGGCTGTATATTCCGACATCAAATTCTTATGGATGAATTTTCCAGCCATAGTTGGCGCGGCGGCTTATGGGGCCGCCAATCTGTTCATCAAGGGCATCAACCAGATGATGCAGAAGGCGGCCGAAGCAATTGATTGGCTGACTGGGAAGGCAAATAAAGCCACCGGAACACTAGGAATAGCTCCGATAGCGCCAATCGGGAAAGTTGAGGGAATTAGGGAACTCACTAACCCTTACACAGATGGGCTTTCCACCGAGAACTCCACTCACGCCGCCGAGATAGCCCGCATCATGAGCCAAGATCGCCTTAGCCAGTTCGGTACGGCGATAGGTGAGGGTGCTTCCTTCGCGTCGGGTAAACTCAAAGAACTCGCCGGGTGGATGACAAGCGTTGACGAGAAGGGAAAGAAGAAGCGCGGCGGCAGGACCGACTCCGAAAAATACAAAGACATCGTTGACGGCGCCAATCGACGCATAGCTTCGCTGAATGCCGAACAGATGGCGGTTGGGCTCACGGAAGAAGCCGCGGCAAAGCTCCGCTATGAGCAAGATTTGCTCAATCAGGCCCAGCGCGCGGGGATCGAACTCACGCCGAAGCAGACCGCCCAACTCAAGGGGCTTGCCGCCACCATGGCCGCGACCGAAGCAGCCACCTTGAAAGCGCAGGAAGCGCTCGACTTCGCAAAAGACGCCACCGGTGGCTTTTTCTCCGATCTGCGTAGCGGACTAATGAATGGCGAGGGCTTATGGAAATCGTTTGCCAACGCAGCCACGAATGCCCTGGATATGGTGATCGAGAAGATCCAGACGCAGCTTATTGACGCGATATTCCAAGTGAACAACGCGGCGTCTGGCGGCGGCGGATTCTGGTCTAGCCTCTTTGGCGGTTTTCTTGGCGGCGGCGCAGCATTCGCCAACAGTGGCCAGCTTGCCAAAGGTTTCGCTGCTGGCGGCGGTCTGTACGCGGCGGGCGGCTATACGGGGAACGGTTCGACCTATCAGCCGGCAGGCGTTGTCCATAAGGGCGAATACGTCTTCTCGAAAGCGGCAACGGCAAAGATCGGCGTCGGCAATCTCGATGGGATGCATCGACGTGCTAAGGGCTACGCCAGCGGCGGATATGTCGGATCGGCTCCACGCGTTCAGGCGCCGTCTAATGGCAATCAGCAAAATGTTCAAGTCAGCGTGGGCGTTGAGTTCAAAAACAACGGCACGTTCGACGCCTATGTGACCGATGTCGCGCAGACACAGGGGCGGAAGGAAGCTCAGTCCGTCGTCAAATCCTACGACAAAACCGGCGCTATGCGGCTCAAAAGGGATAGCCAGCAGGCCGGCAGGCGAGGGTTTGTCTAATGGTCAGCATGCCGAACGTTCTTTATCAGCGTGGCCGGCCAATCCTGAACGATCAGGTTTCCGTGTCTCGATACGGCAAAAAGGCAATCGCCTTTGTGGAATATGGCGATAGCTTCTGGACTGTCGATGTCGAGACACAGCCGCTTTATGATTTTCAGCTGGCCCAGGTCATGGCCTTCATATCGCAGGTGAAAAAGGGCAATGAGACGGTCGTATTCAACCCGATCGATAAAACCGTTCCTCAGGCCTATTGGGATGATCCGACCAACCCAATCCCCAATGACAATGGGACGCTCGGGCCGGTCACCAATGGCAAAACGGCGGTCATCCAGAACATCTCTCCCGGACTTATCCTGATGCCGGATGACAAGATATCGTTCGCGTCCGGCGCATACCGGCAGTTTGTGAGGGTTATCACCGGAGCAACGGCAGTCAGCACCCAAATGACGGTGACGGTTGATCCGCCGATCATGAGCTACATCACATCGGGCGCGACAGTTAAGTTTAAAAACCCCGAGATGAACACGCGGATGGTTCCAGGCTCATTCCAGTTGGGAGACGAGCCTTTGCCGACGGTGAGCTTCCAACTTATCGAGGTTCCGCAGTAATGGCTTTTCCTCCTCGACTGCAAGAACTCCTCACAGAGGGGCGCGTCGTCGTGCGCTCGCTTGGCGACTTCTTATTCGGCACAGGCGCTTGGTACATGTGGAACGGCGCCAGCGAGCTTGTATGGAACGGGCACACCTATGTCCCGAACCAGCTAATCTCAGTGGAAGAGCCTGGATATCAAACCGGAACGGCCGCGCTTCCAATTACGATGAAAATGCCGACGGCAACAGACTTCGGCATCACACCGGACATTCTCGCCCAGATCGAAAGCCTCGATTACAAAGGCAAGACGGTCATCCTCTACGACGCCTATTTCGATCCGGATACCCGAGCCTTGCTCCACGTCGAGCCGATGTATCGCGGCCGTCTCGACACGATCGATCACAAGCTTGAAGACGGTGAATTCTACCTAAGCGCCAATATCGAGACGGCGGCGCTCGAAAATCACCGGGACGGCTATCGCTCGGCCTCCCACGAAGATCAGCAGCTCGTGTCTCCAGGCGATAAGATTTTCGAGTACGCGTCGATCATCAAGCGCGAAGACTTCAAGATAACGGCACCCTGACATGAAACATCCAGATTGGGAAAAGCGCCTCGTCGCAGTGACGGAGCGCCACCTCCGCACGCCTTGCGTTTGGGGTGAGGACGATTGTCTGCTGACCGTCGCCGACGCGATCGAGGCGATGACAGGGACGGACCACGCCGCCGATATCCGCGGCAAATACAAATCCAAGACCGGCGCATATAGACTGATCAAGAAGCGCGGTTATCCCGATCTGGCATCCGTTCTCGGGAGCCTATTCGAGGGCATTCCACCAGCTATCGCGATGCGTGGCGATGTCGGCATCTACGACAGCACCGCCGGTTATTTCACCGAATACGGCTTCGCCCTCAAGGCCGATGACGGGCTGCGCTTCATTCCCCGCACGATGGTCGATAAGGCTTTCAAGGTCACCTGATGAAATACATCATTGCTGTGCTTTTTGCGCTGCTGGCTTCGCCAGCGGCCGCGGACCCCGTGTCTATTGTCGTCGGGATCGGCAGTGCTGCGTCGTGGCTATTCGGCGGGACGGTCCTTGCCAATATCGTGCTGGGCGGCCTGGCTGCGGCGGCGCAATACGCACTGACAGCAGCGTTCGCAAAGAAACCCGTCGCCCAAGCATCCAAGACAGAGACGCAATACGGCGAAAATCTCGCCCGTGAAGTCGGCATGGGCACATACGGCACCATGGGCCATCACATCTACCGGAACGCCTTCGGCAAGGGCAACCGGATGGTGCAGGATGTGTTTAACGTCTCGAGCTTTCGGACGTTGGGCATCAACCGCGTCCAGTACAACGGCAAATGGATGAACCTTGATGGCGTGGACACGGCTTGGGGCCGCAAGGTCCTCGGCATTGAGAACGGTGCTGAAATATGGGTCCGCCATTACACGGGCCGCATGGATCAGGTTGCCGATCAGCAGTTGATCGACAACGCCAATCCTCCGGGCCGATGGACTTCCGATCATCGCGGGGCCGGAATATCCTATGTCATCGTCACGTCGAGGATGGAGGCCGACAACCTCACGTCTCCGCCGTCGCTGATGTTCGAAGTTCGCGGCGCGCCTCTTTATGATCCTCGTAAGGATACAACCGTCGGCGGCTCGGGTGCACACCGGTGGAACAATCAGGATACATGGGAGTATTCCGACAACAATGCCGTGATGATGTATAATCTGGAACGCGGCATCTACAACGGCACCGAATTGATGGTTGGCCGTGGTGCGGCCGCAAGCAGCCTTCCGCTCTCCGAGTGGTTCACCGCGATGAATATCTGCGATGAGCCGATGGTTGACGGCAGCAAGCGCTATACGGCTGCGCTGATTGCATCCTCTGGCGATGGCGTCACCCACGACAGCAATATGACCCCATTGCGGGAAGGCTGTGCCGGTTCGTGGGTCGAGGCTGTCACGGGCGAATATCCGATTGTCGGGGCAAATCAGGCTGTCGTCACCACGTTCACGGATGACGATATCAATTTCAGCAAGCCGTTCTCGCTGTCGCTCTATCGCCCGACCTCGGAATTGGTCAACACGGTCGCCGGCACCTATGTCAGCCCGGAGGCCTTTTACGAGACCGTTCCGCTTGCCACGCGTATCGATGCCATCGCGTTGGCGCAGGACGGCGAGCGCAAGGCGTCCAAGGTCTCCTACACCGCGGTCGTCGATCACAGGGTAGGGGACAGGCTAGCCGATATCGCCATTCGGGCATCGCGCTATCAGGCAAATGCGAACCTTTGCATCCACCCGAAGTTTCTGGAGATCAAGGTCGGGCAGTGGATAAGCTGGCAATCCGACAGGTACAATTTCACCAAGTCGTTTCAGGTGCTCACCAAGTCTCTCGGCGCTTTGGGTGCTGATGGGACACGCGATGTCACTGTGACCTTGCAGGAGGTCGGCAACGGCATCTTTGATCCGACGGCATATGAGACAAATCCTCCTGTGCCAACGCCCGTGGGTGACCCTGATTACCTCGCAGAGGTTCAGAACTTTCAGGTGATCCCGAACAAGATCATCGGTTCCACCGGGCAGGAACTCCCCGGTGCACGTTTGGTATGGGATCCGATCACCGACTTGAGTGTTGCCGGCGTCGATATCCAATATGTGCCGGTCAGTGATGTCACACAGGTCTTTACCCACTATGCGACTACGGATGTGACCGTTGTGCAGCTTGTAGAGGGCCTGACGAGCGCCACGGATTGGGAAACCCGCACTCGACTTCGTGTCGCCAGCGGAACGCGCCCCGTAGCCTGGTCGGCATGGAAGCCGTTCACCACGCTCGATACCGGAGGCGATGACAGCCCTGTCGATTACGAAGACTTGGCCAACGATCTCAAAGGATACGTCAACTGGATCGGTCCCGAACTGCGCGAACTGATCCGGCAGGCGCAGGAACTTTCCGCACTGGTCGGCAGCAATCACAACAGCAACTACGAAGATCGTCAGTTGATCCGACGGGAACTGGCCAGCACCTACGGACAGGCAACAGCTAAGTTTGAAGAAGAAATCTACGCCGCGACCGGGCCCGGCAGCGCGATTGTCCAGCAATTGGTTACATTCGGCACGGAGCTTCGGACCGCAGAAAACCAGATCGCCGCGAACGCAAATATCACCAATCTCCTCCAAACCAGAGTTGACGGGATCGGAGATGATGTAACAGCCATATCAAACGCCGTTCTCGACCTTAATGCCTCAAAAGACGGGACATTGGCCGGCGCGACTTTCCGGATGGAAACGGTTGCAGCTCAAGCGGGATATACCTCGCGCATCGCCATGTATGGCCGCGTCGGATCGAATGATACGTGGAAACAGGCTGGGTTGTTTATCGACATCAACTCGACCACAAGCCGGGTTTCCATCCTCGCCGATCAGTTCGTCATTTCGGACGGCTCAAACGTGGTCGCTCCGTTCGTCATTCAAAACGGAGTGCTCTATGCCCAAAACATGGTGCTGGACAATCTGATTGTCAGCCAAATCCGATCAACGAACAGTAAACTGATCATGCGCGGCAGCGGAAATCTTGCTGATTTGAGGGTTTTCACGTGACCTATCTCGCCATTGCAAACAAAGCCGGATACGGCCCCGGAATTTGGGTGGTCAAGGATGATGCGGTCAATTACCTGACGACCCCATACACGTCGTTTGGCAGCTTTCTGTTCAACTCCGAAAATCAGAATATCAGCTACGTGAAGGAACCCTGGAAGCGGACCCTGAATGCTGCATCCGTCACGGCTGATGGTTACAACGACTATATCGGCAACAACATGGGTGGGACAGCCACGACGTGCACTCGCTCGATATTTAGGACAACTACGTCAGGCACACTTCGCCAATATACGCCATATGCATTTCCTCAGACGTTGTTTGCTGGAGACGCTTTTATCCCAATGGCTGAGGCGCGTTTGCGCGATACAGTTACGGGGCGCATCTCAGCGGCGAACCGCGTCAGAAATTGGGTGGTCAACGAGCAGACCAACCAACACGGGGTGATGACCGCCTATCAGTTCCCGAATGTTCTTATGCAGATGACCAATTTTTCCGGGTCCGGCCTCTGGCGCGGGCGAATGGATCCTCGTTTTTCCGGACGCCCAAATGCATGGGTTGTCAAATATGGCAACGGATTGAACGGTTCTGACGCGGGAAACCCTAGTGTCGTATCGGAAGGGACATTCAGCGGCAATACTTTCAATGCCAAGGAGATGGTGACGGTCTGGTGGGACTTGCCAGCCAATAATGCCGCAATTCCTAAGCCATCGCAGCCGGTCGTGTCGGGCCAAGAAGTACTTCGACTTAATTCGTCAGGGCTTGTCTTGGCTCGGCCCGGCTACACGGTTGATGAGTCGTATGGGCGTCAGAGGATCATCGACAGCACACGCAATCCTCCACTGTGCATCATGGCAGGCGAAACAGCCTCGATAGCAGTCGGTGGGAATGCCTTCGTCGCGGCACCTCCCGGAATTTCTCTTTCGAATGATTGTGTCGTGGAAATAATGGCCCGTGTTACCGGCGCAACTCAATACGTCCCAGCGCTAATCATATCCGGCTACACTCCCGATTTCGATGTTGCCTTGACTTACAGTGTGGCGTCGAACGGCGTAACTTTTTACAATGACGGGCAATCCGCTCTCACGGTCAGATATATCGTTTTCGGCGTTGACTTTCGTTCTCCATCTACAGGCGGCAATCAGGTCATGCGCCGCGCGAACGACGGCGTGCAAGACTATATCCAGATCAAGAATCCCGGCACGAGCGATACCGCACCACTGCCAAATGACATCCTGATCGATACCCGGTTTCCAATGCTTCAGATCGCGCAGGAAGGATTCATCCAGATGGCTGAATTCACGGAAGCATCTGATAATGCGGAGCTTGGAAGCGCCTGCAAAACGATCAGCTTTGCGAACGCTGGGTTTCGGCCTTTCCTAAAGTATGCGGTGAATTTCACAGGCTGCATCCTGCCGCCGATGTTCGCGCAGATTTACCACTACCCGGAGGGGTCTGGCGCATTCAACCATCGCCCCACAAACCAAAGTGCGATTGCGCAGGTGACCGACACCTCCGTTAAATTCTATCTCGCCCCTGGCAACCCAAGCGACATGACAAGCTCGGGCGGCGGGGCATGGAGCCTCAACGACACATACCCCGACCCCATCGGCATCCGATACTACGTCTTCGCCATCCCGCTTTAGGCGAGCCCACCACAATCTCAGCATTTCAACCCGCCAATCGCGGGAAGGAGAACCTATGGCAGTCCTTTCGGATTATGTCGCTGGCACAATAACTGTCACCGCTGGCCAAGATGCATTCACCGGCACCGGAACCCTTTGGCGAACCGCGGGCTTTCGCGAAGGCGATACGGTCCAGTTGCAGGACCTGACAGCGGTCATCGCGGGAACATCCGCAACCGATCCGCTTATAGCCTCAAACACCTCAGGCACGTTCACAGAGCCGTGGCAGGGCACGAGCGGGACATTCCCGTATCGCATGCGCTATCTGCCAGACGGTGCGCGGTATACGGCTAAAGCTACGCAGCTGATTGAGAAACTTGGCAATGGGAATATAGAAGCGCTCGCCGATCTGCCCGGCGCAGCCGACATGCTGGCGTACTTTACCGGCGCAGGGGCTATGGATCTGACGGCGCTGACGGCGTTTGGGCGATCGTTGATAGGGGCGTCGAACGGCGGTGATGCATATTCGGCGCTTGGAGAGGTTCCAGATGCGCAGATTCCTCCAAGGATCGGGGCTCTAGCACTCGTCGCCACCGATCTCAACGCCATCACAGAAAGCGGCATCTACGGCGCGGATAGCGATACGGCGAACCGCCCCGGAGACACCGGGAATTGGCTCGTTCTCGACTTGGCAAGAACATCCACAGTCAATGCTCAATTAGCCCTGAGCCGGGCCACGTACGATATCCAGTATCGCTACAACAATGGCACAACACAGCAGCCATGGCGAGGCATCCTTACTGAGCGCGGCACAAATGCTAATGGCGATTATACGCGATTTCCGGATGGCACGCAGATATGCTGGCGCAATTACGTCGCGAATAGCGCCGCCTCGTGGCCCGCGGCATTCAGTGCGGCGCCTTTTGCCGTGGCGACAGTCGCAGGGGGAGGCCTGCCGCGTATCGCAACTTTCCCATCCTCGCCAACCGCGACAACCGTCACTGTGCAAGTCAACACGGAGAATGGCGGCGCATCATCGTCCCCGGGCTATGTTGTCGGGTTTGGGAGGTGGTTCTGATGCACGTTTCATTTTGCCCTCAGCGCTGTGACTGCGCGCTCTCCGTCGCTAAAAGCGGCGACACGCTTATCATCAATGGCGATCCCGTTGACCTGTCCGTCATCCCGGATGGGGCGACATTGCCGGCAGATGCAGTCAGCAATGATTTTGTCGTCGGGAACGTTGAACGCATCTCTGGCGAGCTACATGTGACGCTTCTACTACCGCACGGCCCGAACCCGTCGCAGGCTGTCGCTTTTCCTGCACCCTTGGCGGACGTGCCAGACGGGCCGCTGCAAATTCCCCGCGATCCCGAACCGGAGCCGGAACCCGAACCCGCTCTGACGGACGTAACGGAACCGGAGGAATGACCATGGCGACGATCGATCTATCTCAGCTTGTCACCACAGAGGATAAGGCGGCTGCGCAACTAGCTTCTCTGCAGGCAACATACTCGGCCACTATCCAAGCCCACCTCGACGCAATGGCTCGTGAACGCGACTATGACGACATCGAGCGGGCAACCACATATCGCGGCGATAAGAACCCGCTGTACGCTGCCGAGGGTCAAGCGCTCTTTGATTGGCGGTCGGATGTCTGGACCTATGCGACGGCGGAACTTGAGAAGGTGAAAGCAGGATCGCGAGAAATTCCGACCGTTGATGCGTTCCTTTTGGAACTGCCTGTTTTCGAGTGGCCCGAAATAGAAATCCCCATCTAACCCTCCCGGATACATCAAAGGAAATCGTTATGTTCACTGCAGAACAGCGGGGCGTCATCGCCGCCGCCGCGAAAACGCTTGGCTGTGAGCCGGCTGCATTGATGGCCGTCATCGATGTCGAGAGCGCCGGCGAGATCTTCGCCGTCGTCAAAGGCCATCAACTCCCGGTCATTCGATGGGAGGGGCATTATTTCTATCGGCTTGTGCACACCGCGAAGCGCGGGCAGGCGGTCAACGCCGGGCTCGCGAACGCCAAGGCAGGCGGCGTGAAGAACCCGAAGTCCCAGGCCGCGCGCTACGCGCTGCTCGATCGCGCTGCCAACCTCGACAAGCAAGCGGCGTATAGCTCGTGCTCGTGGGGCATTGGCCAGGTGATGGGCGCGCATTGGGATACGCTCGGCTTTGCGAGTGTCCTCGCCATGGTCGATCGCTGCAAGGCTGGATTTGCCGGTCAGGTCGATGTGATGTGCCGCTATATCGACAAGTTCGGATTGGCCGACGAGTTGCGCCGGCATGACTGGGCCGGCTTCGCGCGCGGTTATAATGGACCGGCCTATGCCAAGTATGGGTATCACACCAAGATAAAGACGGCGTACGAGCGCTATCGCGGTGCCGCTTCGCCCGCCTCTCCAGCCTCCGGCATGTTGCGCATGGGCAGCCATGGCGCGCGTGTGCGCGAGCTGCAGCAGCTCTTGGCTCGCGCCGGCCAACCGATCACCGTCGACGGCGATTTCGGCCCGTCGACAAAAGCGGCTGTGAAAGCATTCCAAATGGCGGCGAACATTGCGGACGATGGCGTCGCGGGACCGCAGACGCTTGCCGCGCTGCAATCCTATCGCGTTGGTCCGGATGAGACGCCGGGCGCCATCCCGGCGCAACTGGTCAGCGAAGTGCAGACAGCCACCAAGGGCGGCGGCATCGTCGTCATGGTGGCGGCGCTGCAAAAGCAGATATCGGATACCGCCGTCAGCCTGACCGGTATCGATGCATCCGCGGCGCAGACAATTTCCGGTGCGCTGATGGCTGGCGCCGGCATCCTCGGCGCCGGGCTTGCCGTCTATGCGATCTATGGGCTCGTCAAGTCGCGCCGCACCTATGAGGGGACAAGCTGATGTTCGGCCTCTCGAAAGCCGCACTCTACCTGGTGGGCGCCGGGATCCTCCTGGCGGCCATCATCGCGGCCGGCGCGGCCATTCGATCCGACCTCAAGGCAGTTGGAAGATTTGAAGCCACCGAAACGGTCAGAAAGGGAAACGCCGATGCCGGGTCTATCGCTGAGAAAAGCCGCTATGCTTTGCGCCATTGCATCAATGGCGGCGGGGTGTACGTCTTCGAAACCGGCGCTTGTGAGCACTGACGGCCTTCGCCATGTGGTCGGCACGTCTCTGATCGGAACCGTGGGCGCAACGCCGGCCGACCAGATGAAGATCGATGAGACTGCGGCAGGCCTCTGCGGAGCATCCGTTTGGACGCAATCGGAATGTGCTCGCCATGGGCGCGAAAGCAGAAAGGGTCCGCACTGATGCCGACAAGCCTCAATGAGATCTATAAGGCGATCGGCACGCTTTCCGCCGAGGTACAGGGGCTTCGCCGTGAGATGGCTGCGTCAGAGAAACGGGCGGTGGATGAAAGCCGGGAAGCCGATGACAAGCGCGCCGTCGTTCATCGTCGGATGGATTCCATTGTTGGCGAGGTAGGGGAGATCAAGACGGAGATCGTCGGGATTCGCCAGGACGCGACGGATAGTAAGAAAGTCACCGACGAGGTGAAGCGCTGGAAGTCCATGGGCATCGGCGCGCTCGGCGTCGTCGGGATCGGAGGGACGGCCCTCGGGGTTACGTTGGCGAGTTCGTTCGAGTGGCTGGCGAGGCTCTGGCATCGGTAG